AAGCAGGGCTGGACCCCGGAGGGCGCGGCGCACGTCGGCGCCAAGGACCTGGGGGAGGCGCTCGGCATCCCCATCGGGCGCGCCGCCACCATCATCGCCGAGTGCAAGGGCGGCGGTGCCAAGGCCGACGAGGTGGAGCGGGCACTGGCCGGTGACTCCGACGCCCGCGCAGCGGTGAGCCGGATCGTCCGCGGGATGCCGTGGGTGGTCCTGCGCAACGGCCAGCCGGATCTGGCGGAGACGCGGGCGCTCGTCAAGGACCTCAAGGAGCGGCCCGCCCAGCGCTCGACCTGGAAGGGGCTTTTGGTGGTGCAGCCGGCCGCCATCTCCTCGTCGACCGCTAAGCTGCCCCGGTGTCAGATCACCGGGAACGTGCTCGACGACTATGACGGCAAGCTGGTCGACGGTGTGACCGGGGCTGACTGGTCCGGCATCTGGGTGGAGCGCGGCAACAGCCGCATCCTGTGGCTGGCCCACGGCCCGCGGAGCCTGATCCCAGCCTACGCGGTCAGCGACCCGGCGCGGGCGGCCAAGGAGCTGGCGGAGCCCGAGGTGTCGGTGCAGTGGCGGCGCCTGGAGGCCAGCTTTGCGCAAGCAAGCCACGTCGAGAAGGCGGCTGCGGCTGAGCGGCTTTTTATTGAGCCCGTGGCTGAGGCGTTTGCGCAGCCCGCGGGTGACAATCCTTCGCCGGTGCCAGCCCCGATAGCTAGGTTGGACCGCCCTGCCCTTCGCAGGCGACTTGAGCAGGTCAGGGATTCAGATCTCGTGGCGCTGTGCATCGACTACTTCCCCGAGGTGGCCCGAGAGTTCTCTAGCGGAATGACCGTGACTGACAAAATCTCTCTGCTCCTGCAGATGGTAGATCCGGGCCGCGTGGCTGCGGCGCTGGGCACCACGCGCGGGTAAGCCATCTCACGCGCACGTTGACCCTACAGCCTGCGCATCGCATCCTCTGGGCTCATGCAAGAGCCCGAGCCCTCCTACGTCATCATCCTCGTTCGCCGGTCCGGCCTGTCCACGCGCCGGCCGGTCCGCCGCCGGGCTCCGCCAGCGCCGCCACCTACCGCCGCCAAGCCGCGGCGGCGGCTTCCTGTTTGGCGACCCACGACAAGGGCGGACTGCATGCCCGGCGGCAAGAACGCCGCCCGCCCTTGTCGCTATGCGACATGCCGCCACAGTTTGCTCGTCGACATCGACTGCGAGACAGCCGAGGTGCGGCAGACCGCCGAGGACCCGGCCGAGCTCCCCTACAGCTGTGCGCTGGACGTGGCCGAGGTCGTGGACTCCGGGGACCGGACCATGATCCTGCGGTCGCTGTCGCCCTTTTTCGGCGTCACCCGCGAGAGGATTCGCCAGCTGGAGCTGCGGGCGGTCGAGGCCTTCCAGCGCGGAATGTCGAGAAAGCCCGGGGAGAAGCTGCCCAAGGTCTTGGCGAGCCCCTGGGGAACCACCCAGCCGCGGGCGCACCGGAGGCCCAAGCCCGAGGAGGACTAGCGGGCCCCGGGCGAACCGAAGAGGCGGAAGGGGCTCGTCTCGATGATGTAGTCGCGTCTCCCGTCGCTGGCTATGCGGGTGAGAGCGTAGAAGCCGCGGGTAAATTCCGTCGACTTCCGACGGGTCAGCTCGGCGGCCAGGAGCAGGTGCCAGATGTTGGGGCCCTCCAGCGGTGCCGGGGCAAGGTCGATGCGAAAGACGCGCTCATCGTCGACGGTGGGGGTCGGTCGTACGGTGATCTGCACGGCGTCGCCGGTGACGGTCTGCACCGGGGTGCCGCCATCATCGAGCAACTCGAAGTAGAAATCGCTGTCCTCCCCAGCCCGGACCTCGATGGTGCGGCGCGGGTCGGGAGGGGCGTTCAGCGGCAGGTGGGCGCTGGCGCGCTGCAGCACAGCGATGCGGCGGAAGATGGGCATCAGAACCCCTGCCTGTGACCGTCGAACTCCACGTCGCAGTCCCCAAGGCGCGCCTGCACCACGATGCCGACCTGCCTGGAGGTGGCGCCGGGAGCGGTGTCGAGGAGCCCGGTGTTGGAGAGGTAGATGGGGTCCCCGAAGGTGGTGCCGCCTATAGGCACGTTGTAAGCCACCCCGTGGATGCGGGCCCAGATCACCTCGCCTGCCACCGGCGCCGTGAGGTTTATGACCCCGCGGTCGAGCAGGTACAGGTCCCCGTGCAGGGTGGCGGCGGAGTTCGCGAGTGCCTTGCCCATGGTCGGCAGGTAGAACGAGCCGGGGAGCGTGGCGAGCAGCTGCTGGGTCCCGGCGACATACAGGACCGAGCTGTTGGCCGCCGAGCCGTTGAAGTTGATGACCCCGGCCTGGCGCCCGGCGTCCTTGCGCAGGTCCGATATGTCGGTGAGCTGCTGGTTGACGTTCTCCGCCCACCCGCGGACCATGTTCTGCTCAAGCGTCTCGCCGGCGGCGGGGTTGCGGCGCCCGTCGAGCAGCCGCAGCACGTAGAAGACAGCCATCACCCGCTGCTCGGTGTTGGTCCCGGCGTTCACCACCAAGAGGATGAGGTAGGTTCCCTCCTTCTTGGGGGTGATGGTCGGGGTGGCCGTGGTCGGGCCCACCAGCGCGTCCGCCGCCCCCTCGGGCTGGTCCAGCAGAGTCCAGTTGTAGCTCAGCCACCCACCGGCAGCCTCGGACAGGGTGACGACGGAGTTGACCGGCACCGCCCGCGGGGTCGCCAGCGCGTTGACCAGAATGGAGGCGGTGGGCATGCTGTGTATCCTACAGCCACTTTAAGGAGACCCTCATGAAGACCCCGCACCTGCTCCTGGCCCTGCCGCTGCTCGCCGCCCTTGTCGGCTGCCACCGCGAAGACTCGCCGGCCATCCGCGCCCGCGCCGCCGCGGTCGGCGTCCACCCGCTCATCACCTCCATCGACCTCGCCGGCCGAGACCTGGCGCTGGCCGACCTCACCCCGCCGCCGGACCTGATCCCCACCCAGATCCCGCTGCAGCAGCCGCGAAACGGGGTGTGTCTCCGGCAGCAGTGGCTGCTTTTCTCCGACGGGACGGTGCGCGCCGGCGGCTTCAACGACACTTGGTTTGACGCCTGCCGGGGCTTCTACTGCACGCTCGCCGCCGGCCACTGCGCCCCCAAGGCCTATCAGGTCTTCTTCACCGACTCGTCCTGCACGATCCCGCGGGTGATCTTGACCAGTGGCGACGACGGCTTGTCCATGAACCCGCTGTCCGGGGGCCTCGCCAAGTTCATCGGCGGGGACGGCCGCTACTACACGCGCGGGAGCATATCGACAAAGCCCGCCGCCGGGGCGACCGTCTACTACCGCACACCCATGGGCGGCATCTGCACGGCGTTCAAGTACGTGCAGATGGGGGATGTGTACGCGGCTACGGTTGTCACATCTCCGGCCACCGGGCCTGTGTCATACATCAGCACGTACGATCAAACACCCTGAACAAACGTCAGGGATTGCGCCGCAGCACGCAAAAGCACTAGTAGTTCTCCAAGCAGCGGAATCATCTGCGAGACACGCGAAAAGGAGAACTACTATGCACGTCTTGAATCTTCCCGCCCTCCTTACGGTCCTTCTCGTCGGCTGCGCGCCGACCGTCCACTTCACCGATGGGCCGCCCCAGCAGGTCGCCGACATGGCGATTACCCCAGACCTGCAGCCGCCGCCGGACATGATCACCAAGCCGCCGGTGCGGATCAGCAAGCTCGACGACGTGGAGTTCTGGTGGTGGTCCAACCCCAACAGCCCCGGCGAGCCGGACTACGCGACCTACCTCAACGGCCCGCTGTGGATGTGGGAGAACTCCGAGCCGAGCGGCTACAAGCCCCACTTCGACAACCAGCTCCGCGCCAAGTGCCTCTTCTACTGGACCGCCGACCAGAAGTGGCGCTGCCTCCCCGGCTGGGCGCAGTTCAAGGCGAGCCTGCCGCTCAATGGCTTCTACGAGACCGGGAGCTGGCAGTGCCCGCTCGTCCCGCGCGACAGCTGGGTGCAGGCCCTCCCCAAGGCCGCCAACGAGTCCAACCTGCAGCCCTACCTCGTCGTGTACGACACCCAGGCCAAGGGCTTCCGCGCCTACAAGAAGATCCCCGTCCACACCGACGTATGGGTCTACATCCCCGGCAAGTACTGCACCAAGGCCTGGGACGACATCAACGACACGCTCAGCTTCTACGAGATCGGAGACGAGGTTCCGCTCAGCACGTTCGCCGAGCCCGTCAACCCGGGTACGCCGGAGTAGCGTTCAGTAGAACAGGTCTACGGTGAAATAATATGTGATCGGGGTGATCCCAGCAGGCGGATTGATGAACTCCTGCGCAATGGGGTCCCATGTCGTGCTCTGCACGATCACGTCGGAATAGACTGTCCCCTCCGCAAAATTTCCAGACGGTGTTGTCTTTGTAGGGTCCGCTAAAGTCGTCGCAAACACGTTATCTACAATCGCGTTTGCTTCGACCAGGCGGACCATCGGCGCGTTGTAGGTGTACCCTGATATCGGATTTGGCTGCAGGAGCTGCACCTGCGGAACAACCGCCGTGACGCCGCCCCCGGTCGCAATCACGATGCGGGCCTGCGCTCCGGTTGGCGTCTCCCCTACAACAGCGACGTTGATGCCCGGCGGAGCCTGGATATTCACGCCGGTGGGGGCGAATGGTGCGCCACCCGTCGACTTCATGGTGAACGTGCCGGACACGCGGACCGGCCCCACCTGCGGCCGGGTGTCGACGATCTGGCCGGTTCCGATGCTGGTTGCCCCGTTGGTGACGAGAATGCGTGCGACCAGCACGTAGCCTGGGGTGACATCGGGTGAGAGCTGCGTCCCCGTAGGTGCCGGTGTGCCGATCTTGTAGCTGAGCGGGGCGGTGCTGAGCACCGGGGCCACCACCTGCCCCACCTCGGTCTGTGTGGAGCCGAAGCGCAGGAAGGCCGGGGCGGACTTGGGGACGAAATCGTTGACCGCCTGGTCGAAGCGCAGGAGCTGTCCATAGTCGGCGAGGTCGCGGCGAGGTCGCACCTCGATGATGTCGTAGCGGGACTGCCCAGCGGGCGGCGGGGCCGGAACGGTCATCGTCACGCTGGAGCCGAGCACGATCGGGCGCCAGGGGGAGACGTTGCTGACCCCCTCGAAGCGGCCGACGATCGAGTCCTGCGCGATGACCAGCGGCACGCTCGGGTCGTAGTAGTAGCCCATACCCGCCGAGACCTCGATGACGAAGCTGGCCGGGCTGCTCGGGCGGACCTTGAAGCCCTCGCCGATGAACGCCGTCTGGAGCTTGGCCCGGTCATTGGCGGTGGCGGTTCGCACCGCCAGGAGCTGCTGGTAGAAGAACGACAGGGCCAGCCGCTCGGCGGTGAACCCGCGGTTGAGGGCCTCGGTTGAGGGGCGCTCCGCCGGGGCTAGCACATCCTGGTCAAAGGGCTCCATCTCAGGTCATCTCCCCGCGCACGCTGTAGTAGAGGGTGGCGTCCGCCGAGTCGGCAAAAGTTAATCCGGTCCAGTTGGTCACGATTCCGTACAGGGCGAAGACCGGCTGCAAGAGCGGCGTGGCCTGCGCTGGGAAGGTGACGGTAGGGTCGTCGATGAGGAGCTTGAACGGCCCGTTGACCACGGAGTTGGGAAGTTGCTCGCCGCGGACAAACTGGAAGCTGGTCGTGGGGTTGATGGCCCCGAGCAGCGGGCTCTGCACGGTCATTTCGCAGTCGCGCAGGTTGTTGAGGACGAAGAAGTAGAAGTCGGGGATGGCGGGGCCGGGGACGAACGGCCCGCGGGCGACCGCCACCCGGATGCCGGGCGGCACCGCGGCGTGCAGGATCGTGGGCACCCCGCCGGCCAGCTCGAAGCTGCAGGACACCGAGAAGCTGGCTGACCCGCCGAGGAACAGCATCGGGCGGAAGTCGGCGATGTGCTCCTGCCGGATGGTCCCGGTGGGGTTGTCCACGACGTTCTGCACCAGGATCTGGGCGATCTTCACGTAGCCGGGGCTCGTCGGAGGCGGGCTCGGGGCGGCGGAAGCCTGCCCGATCTTGTAGCCGATGGGCTGCGTGCTGTTGGTCGGGTCGGTCACGTAGCCGACCGGCAGGGTGTCGAGCGCGTAGGAGAGCGTCTTCGAGACCGGCAGGTCCACCCGCGACCCGGCCGGCAGCGACAAAAACGCGGTGGCGTTCACGTCGTACACGTCCCGGCGCAGCGCCACCTCGATGATGTCGTAGCGACTGTTCGGGGCGGCCGGCGGCACCGGGACCGGCACGTCCTTGTGGTTGCGCAGCACGATCGGCTTCACGTCGGACAGCTCGCTGAGCCCCGCCACGCCGTCGATATTGGTCGGCAGGTCCCCGTCGTCGCGCTTGGCCCCAAGGCCCGCCAGGATGCGGACCGTGGTGGTCGCCGGCGACAGCGGCGTCACCAGGAACCCGGCACCGTAGAAGCCGAAGAAGCTGGCGAGCGTGTCGGTGTTCGCCAGGGTCGCCTGCGGGCCGCCGACCGACCGGAGCAGGTGCATGAGGCCCGCGTTGGCGCCCTCCCCGGTGGTGCGGTTCATGTCCACCTCGGTGAATCCCTCCAGGGTGCGGAAGATGTCGCGGTCAAAGGGGCGTCCGGCCATGCGGCGCATCCTACCGCGGACCGCTGAACGAATGTTCGGGATTGCCGAGCCGCCGCCATCGCGGGCACGATGATCGGCATGCAGACCATCCAGATCGCCGCTCTTGTCGTTATGATCCTCTCGCTCGCCGCCCTGGCCTGGCTTTTCGTCCGCAAGTGGAAGCAGCTCGACCTGCTCGGGGAGGAGCTGGCCGCCCTGCGGCGCAAGTTCGACGAGGTGGTGGACCGGGTGGACTTCGACTACCTCACCGGGGCCTTCTCGCGGGCGGCCGGCGAGCGGCGGATGCGCGAGGCCCTGCGGTGTTACCCCTGCGTGGTCGTCTTCATCGACCTCGACGACTTCAAGCTGATCAACAAGGCCCACGGCTGGGCGGCGGGCGACGAGGCGCTCAAGGAGATCGTCGCTTGGCTGCTCACCCGGTTCCGGCGGGCGCACGACACCGTCTACCGCATGGGCGGGGACGAATTCGTGCTGGTGCTGCCGGCGCCGGTGCTGGAGCCGGATATCTACGCGGCCGACCAGCCGCCCGCCGCCGACCCGCTGCACCTCGTTGAGCAGTTCGCCCAGCAGAACCTGCGAGAGATCGCCGAGGAGTGCAGCGTCCGCTTCACCTTCGGCCTCGCCACCACCAGGCAGTTCCCGCGGCATCGGGTGCTGCTGGAAGCCCAGGAGGAGGCGCTCATCGCCAAGCGGCGCCGGGACGCGCTGCGGGATGCTGCCGAGAAAGTCGACCCGGCCCAGGCTGAGGTGGCCTCGTGACCGCGCCAGCCGCCGAGCCCGTCCTAACCGACCCGGTGCAGGACTGGATCGCCTGGTACATCTCCACCGCCGTCCGCCACGAGCAGGGGGCGCTCATCGGCATCATCCAGGCTCACGCTCGCGGGCGGCTCGCCGGCGGGACCGAGGTGCTGCACAAGGGCATCCAGGCCTTCGTCGAGAAGGCGCCGGCGCTGTTCGGGGCAATGCCGTCCGCCTACCTGCGCACCTACCTGGAGATGATCGGCTGCCCGCGGGAGGAGATCGCCGCGGTGGAGTCGGCCGTCCGCATCGAGCTGGTCAACGCCCTGCTGCGTCACCTCACCGACCACGCCGCCGAGCTGCCGGACTGCACCGGGCAGCTGCCGCCGGCGATGCTGCTACCTCCGAGCTAAGCCAACCCGTCGAGCAGCGGCTGCACCCCGACCCCTCCGGCCCGCAGGTCGTTTGCCAGCTTGACGCACGCCGAGTAGGTGCCGGCCGCCGCCGCGTCTCCGGCCCCCAGACCCCAGCGCAGGACCTCGGCGGGGAGGTCGGCAGGGAGGCTCAAGAAGGACGCGGCGCGGCGCCCGCCGTCGGTTCCCGGGGTCGCCCGGTCGGCAGGGGTGACGGCCGGGTCGGCGAGGAAGAACGCCTGGTCTTGGAGGCAGGGGAGCTGCGGCAGGACGAGGTAGAACTCCCCGCCGTTTGCCCCCTCGTGGGTGAGCCAGCGGTTCTGCGGCTCCGGCGGGCGCGGGTCGTCGTAGACGAAGGTGGTCGGCGGGAAGTGGCTGGCCGCCGGGATCGGGCAGTCGTAGCCGGTCTGCAGCTGCCAGTCCCAGCTGTCGATGACGGCGCAGGAGAAGTAGGGGGACCAGCGCCGCAGGATCGAGTTGATGCTGGCCTCGATACCGGTGGGGGTGAGCGCGCGGATGATGCTCTTTATCCGCAGGCGGAAGGCGTCCACGCTCTCACCTTCCAGCCGCGGGGCGATGCCGCGGTCCCGGGCGAGCTGCTCCAGCTGCGGCTCCTGCCCGCCCTCCATCGGCCCGGGGTTGCGGACCTTGATCGAGGTGTCCCACAGGTCCGGCTCCTCCAGGAGCAGCCAGATCGTGTCGATCTCCCCGGGGATGGCGTCCCCGTAGGCCACCGGCTGCTCGCCGTCGACGTTGTACTCGATGCCCGGGAGCACCGCTTCGACCGCCACCGGGAACGGTCCCACGTCGCTGTCCCCGAACTCCACGTCGCTCTGGGTGCGGAAGCCGCGGCGGTCCTTGGTCCCCACGATCGTCCCGGCCTTGACCTTACCCGGCCCGGCCGCCGCGGTCGCTCGGTACAGGTACACCCAGCCCCTGGCCTTCTGCCCGATGGTGGCGTAGCCGGCCAGCGTCGCTCGATCCCAGCTCGACACCATGCGGGCGACCCGGGCGGCGACCGCGGCGTCCCCGCGCAGGAGCTCGTAGCCGCCGCCGGCCTTGAGGCTCTGCACGTAGGCCGACGGCAGGTCGCGGTCGAGCATGCGCAGGAAGTAGTCGACATCCGGCGGGGGCGGCGGCTCACCGAAGTCGGCGGTCAGAAGGAACTCCCGAGCCTCGGGGTTTGGGTCAGGGAGCGGGGACGGCAGCGGCAGGAGCGGCATACCCCGGAGGATAGCCCCGGCGGCCCACTGAGCGCACGTTCAGGATTGCATCTCGTCGCGGCTCCCTCTAAGGGTTCGTGACATGCTTGACCCTACCCGAGAGACCCCGATTATCCCCATCGCCAGCTTTTTCGCCCGGCGGGCTGCGGCTGCCGACTCGGCCATAACCAAGTGGACCCCCGGTGGCGGCTACGGCTACGCGCCACCTGCTCCGCCGCCGGTCGAGATCACCGTCATCCCCATGCCGCCGACGCTCACGGACATCGGTGTGGTGGTCTCCCCAACCCGCGCCGTGATGGTGGCCGGGCCCGGGGCGGACCTGGATGACGCTCACCGCGTCCAGCCGATCTGGACCCCCTCCCAGGCGCGCCTTGTGGCCGAGCGGCTTATCGCCGCCGCCCGCGCCGCCGAGTGCCCGGAGTGCTGTCGCCGCCTGCGCGAGGCGGTTATCGAGGTCCCGCCGCCGCCTTGCGCGGGCTGCGAGAGCGGGGCGGCCGGAGAATGAGCGCCGACCTCGACGATCTGCGCACGCTGCAGCAGGCGTTGACTGACTATGATGCTGGGGTTATCAACGGTGCTGAACTTGGTGGGGCGCTGTTGACAGTGAGGGAGGCGGTAACGGCGCTGGTCTCAGAGAAGTTGAAGGCCAGCGAGTGCGACTTTTGCCATGGCGCCAAGGTCGTGCACTGTGGCCAGTGCAGCGGACGCGGGTACCGGGGCTACGAATCTGACCCCAGCTACTGCGGATTCTGCCGGCGCAGCGGCAATATCCCCTGCCTGGGTTGCAGCTAGACCGGGAAGACCGCCGTGCCGCCCGCCGTGTCGTAGGCGACGACCTGAACCTGGGGGTTGTCAGGCCAGCCGAAGTCTCGGCGGATGATGAATTGGTAGCCGGTCCCTGATCCGTCGGTGAACGGCGCCCGGAGCGACGAGGTGTAGGGCGGGGTGTAGCCGGTGTCGTTGGGCGGCGGCGAGATGGCGTCGCTGTTGTTGGCCTGCTCGCTGCGCCCGAGGCCCGGGAACTTGATGGTGAGGATGACGCGTTGGAGCGCCGGGGTGTCCGCGGTGACAAAGACCTGGAGGTCCTCGCTCCGGGTGATCTGCTGGGTGCTCGGCGGGGCGATGATGGTAATGGCCACGAGGTCAGCCCCCCACGATATAGCCGTCCGCCGAGTACAGCGTCGGCAGCGGCTTGTCTACGGCGGTGCTGTTGGCGGTGACGAAGCGCAGGTCCGTCCCGAGCTTCTCCAGCACGCGCGGCACAATGTCACCCGGTGGGTAGGCTATTTCCCGGCCGGTGACGACCACCCCGGGGACGATGCGTAGCGCGTCCGCCGCCGCGCTGCGGATAAACGCGGCCCCGGGCGGCAGCGCGTTGATGTAGTTGACCATGGCGCTGCGAGCGGCCACCGAGACCTCGAACGGGTCGGCCCCGGCGGTGAAGGTGAGCACCAGCTCGACCGGCTGTAGGATGACGCGGCAGACGAAGACCCCCACGTAGATGCCGGCGGCGCGGACATCGCGCAGGAACGCCAGCACCTCCCCGGCCAGCGCCTGGCTGCGGGCGGCGTAGGTCGGCGGGACGCTGTTGGTCTGCACGTACTGGTCGGTGTACTGGTCGGCGATGGCCAGCAGCACCTGTTTAGTCTGGCGCCCGAGCAGGTCGTAGTACTCAAGCGCCGTGGCGGCGATGACTCCGCCGCCGTTGGCCGGATCACGGTAGCGCTTGGCTCCCTCTTCGAGAGCTGCCAGCGTGCCCTTGGTCGCCGTCCTGAAGTAGTTCCGGTAGGCGCTGCGGAGGCTCGGGTCGGTCTCGGCGTCGGTCCCGGGGCTCGTGGCCAGCTCGTTTGTGACCACGAGGTCGGCCGGCGCCCCCGGGATGACCGAGGCGATGGAGTTGATGCTGCCGATGGCGGCGAGCACGGTGCTGCCGGCCCTGGCGCTGCGGACCGGGACCGACAGCGGGCCGACCGTCGCCTTGGGGAAGGTGGCCGCGAGCGTGGTGACGAACTCGATGCCGTCGGGGGTGGACAGCGTGGTCCCGCGGGGGATGAGCAGATCGGCCACGAGCGCTGTCGTCAGTCGGAACTGCACCGTCCCGCGCGAGACGCCGGCGTCGTGGCGGACAAGGCCGATGACATCGAGCACGCGCTTATCGAGCTGCTCGTCCTGCGCCGAGTCGATCCACCAGCTGGCCACCGCGCTGGTCGTGGAGCCGGCCACCTCGTCCCCGCAGGCCGCCGCGCCCTCGCGAATAGAGGACATGTCGGTCCCCGGCGTCTCGATGGCGGCCCGGGTGATCTGCGGACGGACGCCGCCTGGCGGGTTGAGCGCGGCGACGAGCCACGTCCTGCGCAGCTCGTCTCGGGAGGGGAAGTCGGCCATCTGCCGACCATCCTACCGCAACCGCTGAACGGACGTTCGGGATTGCCGACCGGCTCGCGGTCAGGAGATGGTGCCTCTAAAGGAGCAAGTCGATGACGATCAAGGGATGGGGCGATCTGCAGCGCAGCGCCACGCGGCAGGGTTGGAAGCTGGAGATGCGCGGGCACCACGTTGCCTGGGTCGCGCCGGACGGGCGGAAGGTTTTCTCGTCCAAGACCCCGAGCGACAACCACGCGCGGCAGAACCATATGGCCTTGCTCAGACGCGCCGGCTGGCGTGACGATACCCGGAACCACAAACAAGGAGCGAAGGTATGAGCAAGACTGAGATCAAGACGATGTCGCTGGGCGACCACATGCGGCGGTTTGACGAGGAGGTAGACAAGCTGGCGGAGGTTGCCCACCGCATCGACGAGGAGTTCGTCCGCATCGAGTTCAACAAGCCGCTGCGGGACCGCGCGCGCCCGAGCCGCTGGCCCGGTGCCTACATCTCTGGCTACCAGTGCGCCTGCTTCCAGCAGGGAGGGCTTTGGGCTGGTGCCCCTCAGGAGTGGCACGCCGCCTGGATCGGCGAGGTTGAGGCGCGCTTCGACCAGTCCCCGCTGCTGCGCCCGCTCCTCCAGCAGTACGCCGAGCGGCTGGCCGCCATCGAGGCGATGCTCAACATGGGGCTGCAGCTGGTGTCGCAGCAGCTGGAGTGGAGCCCGCCTCCACTGCAATCGGTGCCGCAAGCTGTCAACGAGTTGTCGTCGGTGAGGCACCCACTTCACGGCCGCCCCGTCGAACGGCGTTCGGTGCACCCGAGCCCTGGCGTCGAGCCGCCGGCCGCCAGCGATTCCGACCCGCTGGCGTTCAAGTCGCTGGCCGAGCTTGATCAGGCTGCCGCGATCGAAAAAGACACCGACTAAGCCAGACTGACCCCCGCATCCCCCACCGCCAGGGTGGCCACGTCCTGCCGCCCGTCCGTCATCTTCGCCTTCACCGTCAAGTAGGCGACCCCCTCATCCTTCACCTCCAGCGACACCGTGGCCGACGCCACCTCCGGGTCGCGCACCACCTGCGCCAGCACGAGCGCTTTCTGCCCGGCCGGGTCGCGGATCAGCTCCCCGAGCGCCAGCAGGCACCCAAACGACGGGTCGGCCGGGTCTGAGCCGAGCGGCGTGGTGACGATGCGGAGAATGCGCTTGCGGAGGCCGCTCGCCCCGGTCTGCGTGGCGTAGCTGCCGCCCGAGTCGGTGCGCAGCGCCACCCCCTCCCCGAAGAAGCTGTCGTTGCGCAGGTCCACGATCCGCGGGCGCCGGGAGGCCGGGCCGAAGCTGGGCTTGTCCACGTCGACCCCCTGGAAAGTGACCATGGTGGGCGGCGCCGCCGGCAGCCTCCCCGAGGTCTTGAGGCGGCTGCCGCGCAGGGTGTGCTGGACGGCGAACGGGCCGAGGTTCGAGAGCAAAACGAGTTTTCGCTCCTCGGGTAGCCGCAGCCGAATCGCGCCGATCACCTCGATGCGTTCGCCGGTATCGTCGCGGGTTAAATCCCAAGTCTTGCGATTTTGGCAGTCGCCGTCGGAGACGGGGCTCCTGTCGAGGGGCTCGGTGTTGAAGCGAGCGTAGAGCGACCGACTGCCGAGCGGGTAGCACTCCAGAATCGAGATGGTGACGACGCCGCCAAACGGGGAAATTCCGTAGGGAGATACCCCAAATGCACCAATGGCCATGAAGTAGTTATACCTCACAGCCATTGGGTTGTTACCCTTGGATTACCACACCAAACCCCGCCTGACGGGACCGGGCCGTACCACACCACGCAATGCCAGGCTATACCGTACCGAACAGTAGCTAGCCCCACTCTGCCAAGTAAACCGACTTTACTACTTTTTCTTCTCAGGGCTCCACAGCGTCACGGTGAACCGTCCGAACGGACCACGCCGGTCGGGGCGGAAGTCGCCGAGGCCGATTTTGGAGCCCGCGATATCGAACAGCTCGCGCACGATCGCCGCGTCCAGCATCTCGGTGTCGTGGGTGAGCGAAAAGCGAAGCTGCCAGAAGTGGAACAGCGGGCGGTGGCAGACCATGCGCCCGCCGGTGGCCGGGTTCACCACGCCGCGGGTGTCCACCTCGTAGTCAGCCATGATCTTCGTACCCGGCTTGAAGATCGGCAGCTGCATCTCGACGATCTCTACCGCCGCTGGGATGAGCGAGGACTTCATAGTGGATAGCTTGGTCCGCCCGACCTTGATCATGCTGCCGGCGCGCACGAGGCACGCCAGGACATTAGCGGAAGGGATGAAGGGACGCGGAGTCGCCTCGTCCGTCCAGTAGATCTTTTTTGTCGCCGCCTCCCGCGGGGTGAGCTGATTGCGCGCTTTGACCGCGCCGCTACTCCCCTTCTCGATGCTCGCCATCACGCTGTCGGTGAAAGCGTTCATCAACATCCCGGGACGCGATCCGGTGATCTCTACTTCAATACTACGATTGTCTATCTTCACGTAAAACTCCTTGGATTGCGAAACCTTGCTGCACCCAACATCATCTGGCGATACCGGGCACCACGCCGAACGATTTACGTGAATGGAGTAGATTCGTAAATACTGAACGTATGTTTTTTACAACAAAAAATATAGCCCGCCGATCTTAGGACCAGCGGGCTATTTACCACCCTTGGATCACCTTACCGGGCCGAGCCAAACCGGACCGAACCTTAGCGTACCGTACCAAACCAAACGCCACCCTACCTAACAAAACAAAAATTGTTCAGAAACACAATACTACGCCCCCTTCGTAACTGTTGTCAATGAGGAAGGGTTGGCGGGGGTGGGTATTTGTAAAGCCGTGAGTAATGTGGCTGCCGCTACTGCAATTTGGGCTGCGGTTGTCGCAGTGCTCGCAGTGTTCGCGAACGCGACGAGGGCTAGATAAAGTGGGCGTTTTACTAAAAAATCCAGGCCTGCGCCACCATCTCCTTCACCCAATAGCACGTTTTTACCAAGTGGCGGGACTATAGAAACGGTCCCGTCCGCGGCGATGTCGATCAGGGACTCCTGGGCGTCGTCGACCTGATTCGTCAGCTTCAGCTCGGCGCCGCCGGTCCAGATGGCGAGCCGCCGGCCCTTCTTGGCGACCCACTGCTCGTCGTCTGGGTTGTCGACGATGACCTTGGGCGGGGGCTCGGCTTTCTCATAGAAGCGGCCGATGATGTACAGGCCATCCCCGGGGTCGCCGTTCGGGCAGCAGTAGAGCACCGTGTCGTCGACCTCGTAGGGGAGGTTCATGCCGTAGTTCGGCCCGCAGCTCGGGAAGCTGACCCGGGCGGGCCAGGGCCCCTCCCCGACCGGCTGGCAGGTGACGAGCGCCACGATCCCGTCGTCGTTGGTCCCTATCTCGGTGATGGTGCCGACCCCGAACTGGCTGAACATGGAGGTGAGGATACCTGAGCGAACGTCCAGCATTGCAACCTGATCGGCTCGCTGGCACGGTGGCGGTCAAAAGGAGATCGCCATGTCCCGAAAGAAGACGACCCCGACCTCAACCCCCGTCCCGGCCATCACCGCCGCTCCCGTTACCCACGCGACCACCGAGCTGGACGACGGCTTCCCCGAGCTGCTCCAGGCCGTCCGTGCCCGCTTTCAGCGGCTTGTGATCGACGCGGCGCCGCCGCGGCTGTTCCGGGCCGATGTGGCAGGCCTGTTCGAGCTATTCCTGCAGAAGTTGCCGTCCAGCTGGCGTCAGCACTACACCTGCAACGCCTGCCGGGATTTCATTGAGCGCTACGGTGGACTCGTGGTGGTCAGCGCTACTGGAGTCGCCACCTCGGTGATGTGGGATGACATGGTCCCGGCGGAGCGGTTCAACGATGCCATCGGCGCGCTGCGGCAGGCCGTCCACGCCGCCCCCGTGGCTGGAGTGTTCCTGAGCCCAGACAAGATGTGGGGTCAGCCTGTCACCGGGAAGTGGCACCACTTCGCCGTCGAGCCGCCAGCCGGCATGGTCTTTAACCACGGGCTCACCCGCCACGACAAGGAGAGCGCCGAGAAGTTCCGCGAACGGCAACTGGCCGTCGCCGACGCGGCCATGGCTGGTGTGCGGGAGGAGTACCTCATGCTCTCCCGAGGTCTGGGTGAGTTCCCGCTCGATATCTGCCGCAAGGCGGCAGCGATGCTGCGCGGCGGACAGCTCGACCGTAGCGAGAAGTGCGAGGGGGTGGCTGACTGGCTGGTCGAGCTGCTGCTGCAGCTCGACGGCGAGCGCAACCGGCGTTGCCGGGAGGGGATGGTGTGGCTGGCCGCCGCTACCGCGCCGACCGGCTACTGCCACGTCCGGTCCGGCCTCATCGGGACGCTGCTGGAGGACATCCAGGCCGAGGTCCCCTTTGTCGACCTGAAGGCACGCTTCAACGCCAAGGTCCACCCGCTCAAGTACCAGCGGCCGACCGCCGCCCCCAAGGCCGGTGCCATCGCCCAGGCCGAGAGGCTGTTCGAGGAGCTGAAGACCGCCGGGGCGCTTGATCGCCGCTTCGCCAAGTTTAGCGACGTGCAAAAGCTGCTCTGGATGCCCCGCGCCGCAACGGCCAAGAAGAAAGACGGGCTGTTCGGACACCTCAAGAAGGACGCTGCTCCGGCCGCGCCGGTGGACGCCGGCAGCCAGACCATCACCTGGGTCAAGTTCCGCGACACCGTGCTGCCCGGGGCGGTTCGCATCCTGCACCGGGTAGGCACCGGCAACAGCAACTACGCCGCGCTCACCGCCGCCGCGGACCCCGAGTCTCCGCCCATCCTGCAGTGGGACCAGTTCGAGGCCCGTAACACCATCGCCAGCTACTGCTACAGCGGCGGGTCGAGTTCCCGGCAGTGGAACCTCGCGCCGACCACACTCGTCGAGGTGATCGGTATCTGCCAGCAGCCGCACCAGTGGAACCCGTCGCTGAAGATGACGCACCAGGGGGATGGGGTCTTCTTCCTGCTCAAGGGGTGCCACGATGCCGGGCGCAGGTTAGAGCAGGGCGGCGGTGGCCTGTTCGTCGAGACCCTCAAAAGCGAGTACCACGGGGTCCGCTCGGTACTGGAGGCCCACTTCGCCCAGGCCCCGATCGCCGAGCACACCAAGGAGCACGCCTGCGGGCTGGCCCTGTCATCCAACACCAAGAGCTGCGCCCACGTCTTCCAGGTCGACAGTCAGGACGGGCTGCGCACCACCTACCAGATCGACAGGTGGGACTGATGGAAGTAGTCCTGATCGCTGTGATGGGTGACGCGCGGATGGACCAGTACATGCACGCCGTAGACCTGTTTGAACACTTCAAACGGCTTATCGACACGGACGCTCGCGGTATCCCGCAGTGCCAGTCCTTTTATTTAACTCTAGAGCCCAAAATCGCCGAACCAGACTACGTGAAGTTGATCGGATGGCTCAAAGACGCGATAGCCAAGGAAGGCAGCAAGCGCCTACTTGCGTGTTTCGCACCAGGGATTGAGACCGGCGCGTGGCGAGACGAGACTTGTACGCACGTTAGCACGGGCAAGAGCTGGTGCGAATTAGCGCCGCTCCTTGAGCGGTGGGGCTACGCGGGGCGTTTGCACAAGGAACGCGCGTGACCCGCGCCGACTACGCCGCCCTCTGCGTGGCTGTTGTCGGTTTCTGCTGCGCGCTGTACGGGGCTTTCGGCAAGGTCCACAGCTTCAAGTGGTGGTGGAAGCGATGAGTGACCAACGAGAGATCGCATTTACCCGTGTCAAGCTGCCCTACGGCTGGCTCGGGAACATGGCACCGTACCCGATAATGACCGAGGACGGACTTCGATGGCCAACGTCCGAAGCGCTGTTTCAAGCAAGCCGCTTCGCCAAAAATAACCCGATCAGGGAGCATATCCGCCTCAACCGCTCGCCGATGACGGCCAAGATGATCGCCAAGGCAGCCGCCGACCAGCGGGTGGTGACACCGTGCAGCGTTGAGGACATTGCATTGATGCGGTGGGTCCTCAAGCTGAAGGTTGAACAGCACCCGGAGCTGGCACCACAGATCGACGACCTGAAAGGTGCTCTCATCGTGGAGGACGTTACCGCGCGTCCTCACGGCAGCGGCCTGTTCTGGGGTGCGGCGAGGGAAGCAGATGGAAGCTGGCGAGGGGAGAACACCCTGGGGAAACTCTGGATGGAGATTTGTCGATAGCTACTCGTCGAAGTCGGCGTCCAGCACGCTCTTTCGCGGGGTCTGGGTCGCCGAGCTCTCGCTGATCTTGCCGGCCGGCTTGGGCGCCGACTCGTCGCGGTATCGGGCCTCGATGTAGTTGTGAAACTTCCCCTTCACCGTGGTCTTGTCGAGCGACCAGTCGATCTCCACCTCGGAGCAGCGGTAGGTGGACTCGGTCTCGACGACGAGGCCCCGCGATGTGGCGACCACCGCGCGGGCGAAGTTGAGGTCCCCGACCTGCTGCGCCACCGCGTCCACGGCCTCGTTGAAGCCCAGGCCCTGCAGCGCCGTGAGGTCCGAGGCGATCGGTGAGTCGGAGGAGGCGCGAGCCCCCAGTTTCTCGGTGGCGACCGAGATCTCCAGCGGGTCGCCGACCTGCAGCCGCAGCATGTCCGGGTCGTCGTTGCCGTCCTCGCGCGTGTAGCTCGACAGGTCCGGGGTTGAGAAGGTCCCCTCCACCTCGAAGCGGGCGGTCGTCTCGAAGATGGCTTGGGCGATCTGCTCCAGCTGCTCCTGGCTGCGCACCCCCTGCACCGGGATGCGTTGCACCTCGTCCTCCCCGAGCTGGCCGCTCGGGCTTTCCTTGGTGGCGTGCAGCTTCTTGAGCTGCTTGGCGAGATCCTTGGGCCAGTACGCCCGGAGCAGCTTGGCCTGCCCGCGCGCCTCCCCCGAGGTGTCGAGCGCCACCACCTCGATGACCTTGGGCCGGTCCGGGCCCTGCAGCTTGCGGTCGAAGGTGATCTCGGAGACGTTGTGCCCGTAGATGAGCTGCCGGACGCCGGAGGGCAGGCCGTTTGTCCCCACGCGGGAGCGCAGGAAGGGCCGCCGTGCCGCCGGGTCGAAGGGGTCCAAGTTCCGCAGGTCGTACAGCGACTGCGCCGGCCGGATGACCAGCGTGATCCCTACGAAGTAGGGGACCGCGCCGACGAGCGCGCAGTACTGCGATATGGCCTGCCACCAGTTGAGTTTCGACTCCATGAGCGCCGGCGGCGGCCCGCTGGTGCCGGCCTTCTTGGGGCCGAGCCACACCGCGGTCAGGTTCCCCTTGGCCCCCGGGGATGGGACGATGTCATTTGGCCACTCGTCGGCGCGGACCTGGATACCCATCTGCCCGGCCAGCGGGTGCCGGGAGATGAGCTCCTTGACCACCTCGTCGATGGGCTTGGTGAGGTCCAGCTTGGCGAGCTGCCCGCGGCGCATAGGGGAGGAGATGAAGATTCCGCGCAGATCGCGACCCGAGAGGGTCAGGGTGGGATTCTCGTTGAAGCGGACCGGGCCGAAGTTGTCGACCGAGCCCCACAGCGCCAGCAGGTTCGTGTCAGCCCTGCCGTCGGTGCCTATACCCTGGATGACCGAGCGGCGGATGTGCCGGCCCTGCCCGACCGGGATGACCTCGGTGACGCCGGCGGCGAAGTCCTCCGGCCGCACCGTCCCGGCGAAGATGCGGACCTGGCTGGCCTTGACGAGCCGCGGATCGATCGGTAGGTCGTGGTAGCCGAGGTCGATGCGGAAGGTCCCCGCGTCGCGGAAGCCAGGTTTTGTCAGGTTGCCGCCGCGCGCGATGACGTTGACTAGCCATGTAAGAGGATCGGAATTGCCGGAGCTCACGAAAAGCGGCTCAGTACTCGGTATCGAGTCGAGCCGCTGCTGTTGCTGAGCTTGAAAGGAAAGCGGCGACTGCCGCCGCGCTATTTCGGTTGAAGGTGTTTTTGCTTGACTTTTTATATAATGCAGCGCGTCGTCGAATCTCAAACCGATCGCGACAGTGATAGACGGATAAAGGCGCCTTGCCATCGGCGCAGTGTACGCTACTTAGGCTTGCGAGGTATCGGTCCATATATGTTTACCGCTGCACTCGTAAGCGATGTATTCAGCACCTTCACGTGAAGCGGATAACAATTTACCTACCGATCCGTCTGCGTTAAGCACACATCGCACGCGTGCTTTTTTAATAATTACAACTTGTGCGATGCAGCCACACTTAGGACATATTCGCATACCTATTCCTCGCTGTCTTCCGCGTCAGGATCTCCATACGCAGACTCTATCTCAACATTACAGCCATCGCAATGCACGGTCGGACCTTCGAAGTAGGCGTCAATCTCCGACACCTCATTGTCAGGATCTGCTGCGCACTCCGCGCAGAACATGTCGCCGCCTGCGCTGTAGTAGCCGATCGTGTATCCGCCTACGCTGCTGTACTGCGGTAGCTTGCCATGCTCGTCCTTAGCTTCTCGCACGGCTTTGGAGTCGTACTTGACGTAAAGCGACTTGGCGATCTTTTCGTACTCCTTGCGGAGTACAGGATCAAGATCTTTGCTGCCAAGCGACTCTTGAAGGCTTTTCACACCTTCATCGGTCAGATCTTCCTCAAGCCAAGCGCCGATCTTGTGGCCGGACTTCAACGTGATGGCACCTTCGCAGTCTGCGCCACCTTCGCAGAAACTCACGCTGTCAGACTCGCCAGCTAGGCACTCCTTAGGATAGTCGTCGCTGTCGTACGTCGTTTCATCGTCAGGATCTGCCGGAGTCTTGCCTTGCTTGTCGAGGTCGGCGCGCAGCTTCTTGCCGCAATCTTCGCAGTAGAGAGCCGCCTGGAACATGTAAAGGATCGTCATGATTCGTCGCCTCCATAAGCGCCTGGCGCTTGGCACTCTTGCGACATGCCAGGCTGACCTTGATAGTCTGGACAGCCGGCCGACTCGCAATCATGGCAGTAGGCCAGCTTTGAACGGTCCGCGATTGCAATTTCCATGCAGTCACGGCAAGCGCACGGTACGTATCCTGATTGCTGAGCCATTAGAGCGCCATCCAGTGCTCTGGAGTAGGCCGCATTTCATAGAGCAGTTCCTCGGCAAGTTCTGCTGCGCACTGGTTAAGGTACTCATCTGTCAGGTTGTCAACACACACTCCGCCAAGCGAGGTGCAATACTCGCCGTCGGCTGACTTGGCGACCAAGCACAACGTGTACCTGCACTGGCACTTGTGGCGCCGGTTGACCTGCTTCAGATCCTCATGGTTGCGGCGCCGGTAGTCTTTGCACTCCGAGCAGCGCCAGCCATCATAATCGCACTGGCAAGACATATTGTCGCTTTCCTCAGAGACGATGATCTTACCGTCCGCGATTGCCTGCGAACCTTTGGCAAGCCTTGCGGCACTTGTCGCGGTTTCGCCGCGCTTGCGCCACACTTGGTAGTAGTGTTTGTTGATCATGATCTGCATCCTTGCAAGGTGAGTGCCAGGCTACTTGTCGCGCGGTGTGAGCTCGATCCTCTGAATGTTGACGCGCCGATCGCGCAACTTGCGAAGCAGTGCAGCGACAAAAGCAGACGAGACTAAGCCTGACCAGCTAGGTCCGCGGCCAGATGTCCGCACGTCCTTAGGTCCGCAGCTAGCCGGACCGTCGTACATCCATCCGCGATCGGTCCGCCAGCACTGCACCGCTTGCCAGCTTGCATTGCAGCGGAACCGCTCGATATTGGCCAGATTAAACGCGCGGCAATTGTCCGCTATGTAACGCAGTTCATCCGCTGCGGTGCAGTCGTACATGTCTGGAAGCGGTATTTCTGCGTGATCGTCGGACCACGCTACGCCGTGGCCAGGAAGCTGGAAGCCTAGGCAGTCGCCAAAACGCTTGGCATAATCAGGATCGTCGTACAGGTTGATTGCTTCTACAGTCGGTTCCTCAAACTCAGCTGAGACCGAATCTTGATCCTTTTCGGCGTCCGCCTTAGCAGCGACTAGGAGCGCCGCGCAGAGATTGGACGCTTCGCACTCCGCCAGAATAGCGGCATGGTCTGCCGGTTCGCTGTGCTCTTTCAGCCACTTTTTAGCCTCTTGCGCGGCATGCTGGAAAGTGCTGTCGCTCGCTAGCCGTTGCTCGACCTTGGCAAGCGCCGTCTCAGCCAGCGGCAAAGCCTGTTTAGGTAGCTCTGGCGCATGTTCTTCGATCTTGCAGCCTGACAGGTTGTAACAACCGTGTTCCTCTACATGGTCAGACCACGCCAGACACCAAGTCAGGTTCGCGAACGCTTCCACGATCGTTTTTCTAGTAGACATGCCAAACTAACATAGCATCTACCGTGCCAAGTTGCCGCACGTCGGTGCAGCCTGTACACAGAGCAACTAATCCACAGTTTTCTGATACGTGGTCTCAGTTTCCTAGAATCGTGTCGCTGGTCAAATACTGTGCCAACTTTTACACTCGGAAGTTATGTAGCTGAAACTGCGTTCAGTAGTCTCAGAAAACTGAGGATCTAGGTTTGCCGTGCTGGCGTTTTCTATAGGTACGCGCGCACGCGATCCATAGCCGGCGCTTGGCATGGTGGATGCTAGGTTGTTTAGACATGCGACAAGTAACAAAGATCGAGACATTCGACGGCGTAATTCACGACAACGTGAAAGATGCCAATAAACACCTTGAAGTGCAGTACGCGAACGTACTGTGTCCTCTAGCGCACAAGATCGTTGCCGCAGAAAAATACTCCAAAATCTGCGATCTTATTGATGATAATCTGGCTGAGTTTGCGAAGTTGATCAAGATCAGAGAAGACATGGCGTTACAACCGGAGGATGAATAAAATCATGCGAAACAAAAAGACTGAAGGCGAGCGCAAGGAAGCGATCGAGTACCTGCGCAAGCTGATCAAGCCTGGCGCGAAAGTATACGTCCAGGTCAAGAAAATTTCGCGTACCAACATGACATGGTATGCGCGCGTCTTCTTTCACACGAAAGAAGACATGCTCTGTATCACGTCGCGCGTCGCCGCCGCGCTTGACTGGCCTTGCAAGGACGTTGACGGCTACTGGACGGTGAAAGGCGCCGGTATCGGCACCGATCGTGCCTTTGAGATCGGCCATCATCTGAGCTACTGTCTGCATGGCTGCAGCACGAAAGACGCGCCGACCGCCACGATCAAGCGAGCTCGCAAGCGGCTTGACGCGCTCAACGCTGCAGAGAATGCCGCTCGCTCGGCTTGCGTCGGCTGCAAGGAGTACAAACACCACTTGCACACTTGCGGCGACGCCAGGCGCGCGGCCAGAGATGAGAGCCTCACTAAGTACCGTGCAGGTTACAGCATCAAAGGAGTATGGCTGTGACCACTCCTAAGACTCAATCTGACTCGCGCGTGCGCATGGTCGGACTTGCCAATCTGGCGGCCATGTGCAAGCGCGTAAGCGGTGTGTGGTGTCACCGCTTCACGATGGATGAGCCGAGTAAGTCCGCTCGCTTTGTCCGAGTGACCTACAGCAATCCGGACGAGTACGGCAAAGATCGGCCAGTCACGGCGCTGTATCCGCTCATCCGCGATTGCTATGGTAAAGGCGAGCACACCGCGATCCTGTTGATCCACAGCGTGATAAACGCCAGTGACAGCGAGGATTGGCAGTACTTTGGCGCCGTGGAAGACTGCGCCAGCCTCTGGCGCGATCCTGTCACTGGTGAGTGGAAGGAAAGCAAGGTGCCGAAGTGAGCATCATCATTCCTGCGCTCATTGATAAGAGCCAGCACGCTGCAAGCATGGTTCAAGGCTTGAAGTTGCGCGACGGTTCGCGCGTGTTCAAGTCGGTTGAGTGTCGCGGCAGTCGGTGCTTTACCAGTTATCGCGGCGCCGTAGCGATCTTCGCCAGCAAGGCCTATAGCTCGGAGACCGAGCAACATTACGAATGGTTCGGCGCCTACAGCGAGCAAGCCGACAAGAAAAAGGCGGTCAAGCTAGACGGTGAGCAAGCCAGCTACTACCGCGCGTGGTCTGTCTACACCTCGGCTTGGTCTTACCGCTTGGTCGGCTTTGTAAAGCTAACTGGCGTGATCAAGTCGGCCGACCTCACGATCGGCGGCGCCAAAATGCGAGCGCTGCACAAGCGAGCAACAGACTTCCGCGGTGAATGGATTTTTCCAGATCCTCCGGCGACCTACCTTGAGGTTGAGCCGCTGCAGGAGCTCACCGCTGCGGACGGTCCAAAATTCAGCGAGGTTTGTTACGGCTGTACCGTGGCCAAGCCGCCGCACAATCCGACCGCCTGTCACGTCAATTGGCAGACGGTTTGCATGCAGTCTGACCAGATACCAGCGCACGTAAAAAAGGAGATCCGACCATGGCAACCAAAGTAAGCGCCACCGCCACCAAGAAGCCTGCGCAGTCTTTCACCGTCCGCAAGGCTGCCGATATGCCGGCGCCAGCGGACACGATCGATCTGATCAGAGCCGACGCGGTCAAGCTGGCGGAGCGGCTCTGCAAGCTGTCAGTCAAGAAGCAGTCGCCGGCCAGCGCAGACGCCTACGCTTTTTGCACTGCCAACGGTTTGCCGGCGCTCAAGCCGCCGATCGTCGCCACCAAAGGCCAGGCCAGGCTCATGGTCCGGCTTATCGAGGTCGACAGCGAGCTCGCCGAGATGACCGCCAATCTGGCCGCGGAGCGAGCGAAGATCAAGGCGGAGCTTGACAGCATCGTCGACAGCGCGGAATCGAGCGCCATCGTGGCGGAGTCTGTCGGACTACAGTACACCGCAGAGCCGAGCAAGGCTAGCGTTACGGTTAAGCTGGCTGGTATCAGCCACCATATCCGCGCTATTCCGAAGTAGCTCCTAGACAGCGTCCGGTAGTAGAAGTATCCGGCAGCCGCTTTGACAGGCAGGCTGCCGACCTCATGCGAATAGAGACGATCCTAAACGTGCTGCTGTACCTTGTAGTGACAGGCTTGCTCTGCTACGGTATGCGCGAAACTTGGCCGCAGGCTGACTTGCCTTGCATCCTGCAAAAAGGCGGTGAGCGGTGAAATTCACCACATATGCAAACGATGCTCTGCGCAGCTTTCCTGCTAGCCATTTCGACACATTGCAGGCCGCTCTGGACTACGGTACGAAAACAGGCAAGCTATTTTCCGTAGCCGGTAAATCTGGCATCATCCTTGCGACAAAGCGCTTTGATGATTCCGAGGTCGTTATTTACGACGGAAAAGGCGGTGGACAGTGAAAGGATATAGCTTCTATCTAGAGTACGGCAGCGCTAAGGACAAGCGCGCAGGCAAGCACAGCGGCAATTGCTTTGCCGTGCTGCTAGGCAAGGATGGCAGACCGCTGCGGCAGCCCGATCCTGCCATGGTTGAAGGTATCGGCGATCCTGACGCGGAAGATAGCGAGGAATAGCCGTGGCTAAGCAAAAGATGCGCCTTATATACATCGGTCGGCAAGGAGGTTGCCGGTATTACTGGCGCGTATTCCGCAACGGTTCAAAGGTCCTTTATGCGAAAGTAGACGGCGGTGTACTGCAGCCTGTAGCGTACTAGGAGCAGAGAAAGGTAATAGAACGTGAAACGGACCTAACGTGTGTTTGAGCGCCAGCATGCGCGCATGGTCCGCTTGGATGAGCGCTAGGAACTCTTTAGGACAGCCTTTGTCTACCTCTAGCGCCAGCGTACGATAGTTCAGGTACGCCAAGCGCTTGTAATCTCCTGCTACCTCTACGCGCTTGTTTGCGTACACTAAGCCGGTCGGATACTTGCCGATAAACAGATCGTCTGCTGTGTATACAGCATTGCCGGCAACATGCAGATCGTGTTAGGTGTGAGGACGCGGTATCAGAAGCGGCAAGCCTGGCGCAACTTCAGAGCCGCTTAATCCGTTCACCATAGCGATATCGCGCCAAGCCGAGCTACTTCCGAGCTCGCGTAAGGCGATATCGCGCAGAGTCTCACCTCTCATCGCATAGACCACATACGGCTCGACATCGGCGAGCGCCTTTTCAGCCGCCGCTGTGATCTGGTCGGCGAGGTCGGCAAGCTGGCGGCAGAGGTCGAGCACGGCTTGCTGGTCTCTGGCCAGCGTGATGTCTGCGCCGATTCCGCCATCAATTTTGATGGACCCAAGGTTGCCGGTGCGGTCGGCGGCGAGCTGCAAGCTGGCGGCGGCCGAGGTAGCGATGGACGCGGTGGCCCCGCCGAGCTCGAAAGCCTGCGCCGTGACTTCGCTCGCAAGGCCCGTCACCGACTGCGCGATGTTGACCGCGTCTGCGGCGCGCTGGGTGAGCGAGCTGGCCGCCTGCTGCGCGGTGTTGGCGATGCCGCGGATGCGGGCGACCGGGGCTTCGGCGGCGGCGAGCAGGAGGTCGCTCTTGCCCTGCAGGTTCTGCCAGGCGGTCTCCACCTGGGCCGACAGGATTGCCATCTTGGCGGCGAAGTTCTGGGCGCCGACGCGGTTTGGGATGGCCGGCGTCAGCATCTTGTTCCCGCGAGAGAGCCACTCGAACTTGGCCGACCAGTCGATGCGCTCCAGGGTCCGCCCCTCGGCGAAGGGGCGGTAGCGCCATTCGAGCAGCAGCCCGTAGCGGACCTCGGACTCGTAGGCCACCCGGAGCAGGATGCCCTCCTCGCGAATGCGGTCCATGATCTGCGCCGCCTCAAGGGCGTTCTCTATCTGCCGCCCGTCGACCTTGACGAGGCACGCCGCGCTGTCGCCGCGCATGTACCTGTCGCCCCAGCGCCCCTCCGGGGACATCGGCAGCTGCTTGGGCCCGTAGATCTGCCCCACGGCATCCGGGGAGCCGGGCAGGTAGGTCACGTCCGCCCGCTGCTCCCCGCCCCACTCCACCGAGTCGGCGCGCGGCAGCGCCCGTCCGTCCAGCTCCACCCGGCGGCCCCCGCTCGACTGCTGCTCAATGAGAAACGGCATGCCGGCAGGATAGCCGGTCGCACTGAACAAACGTCAGGGATTGCTGCCCGGGACGATCGGGCTGTAGAGGTGGGGGATGAACTGGTCAATTTTACCGATCCCCTTAAAAGCCGAAGTGAAGTGGCCGTTGTCCTGGGCAGCTTCGGCGTGGTTGAAGTGCCTGCTTACACCCCAGAAGCTGCTAATGAATCGCAGCACGGTCGCTACGTCGTGACCCAGCCCTACGACAAGCGGTTCCAGCCCGAGGAGGAGTTACCCGGCGGTGCCTGGCTGTGCCCCGGCTGCCTGTCCCCGTGCGAGGGGGAGGTGCAGCGCATGGTGCTGGTCAGCCCCTGCTGCCACCGGCCTATCGACAAGGTCGACGCGAACTCCCCGCAGCACCTGCACGCCGGCTGCGACCTGTGCAAGTTCCTCGGCCGCGTCCGGCTCAGGGCCGAGAGCCGCCGCGGGCTGCCGGACATGGTAGAGCTGCCCTACGACCTCTGGTACTGCCCGCGGAGCGGCTTCCACGAGGCCAAGTACTCGACGGTATCGGCCCGGTTCACCTCGGAGATCGAGGGCTACTACTGCGAGCGGCTGCCGCTGCGCACCGACAAGCCCTACGAGCCAGCCATCCGCGAGGCGGCGCAGCGGGCGCAGCGCAGGGGGCTTTTATGAAGCGGGGATTGGTCGTCAGCCTCTTCTTCTGCGTCGCCATCGGCTACGCCGGCGGTCTCGGCCTGTACCTAGCGACCCGGGACACCGCGCACAAGATCCCCGCCGGCTGCCGCAACCTGTCGGCGCAGATGATGCGTGACGACTTCCCCGCGTACCGCTCGGTCTGCGTGGCTCACTACTACGCCAGGGCCTGCTCAGGCGGCTTGCCGGTCGGCTGTACCGCGCTTGCAGACCTCGCTGATCGGGACCCGCAGCCCGAGATCCGGGAGCTGGCCCACCGCTACAAGGTGATCCCCTAGGGATCACTTCACGTCGACAACAAGGAGAAGAGATGGCATTCAGGGCGAGCGACGGCAGCTTCCTCGGTGAGTGGTACGCAAGGAAGCAGGAGGAGTTCTACAGCCATGTCCCCGTGTGGGTGGCGGTCGGCGCGGTAGCGTGCGAGGCTACCGGGCGGCGGCTCACCCACGCCGAGTACCACGGCCTCATCGGGCTGCTCGACGGAATGAACAGCTACACCCGCAAGGTGCTGCTGCCGGTCCTCGACGACTTGGCGGTGTGCGAGCTGGCCAGCTACTGCATGAACCAGAGCGGGCGGGAACTCGGCGAGCTGGACATCCCGCGGCACTACAACGAGGCGGTGGAGAAGGAGCTGGCCCCGCTGCTGGTCAAGCGGCTGCGCGAGTCCGCCGGGCTGCTCAACATGACCCGCAAGTACGCCGAGGAGTGGGGCCGCTGGCGCGAGACAATCGCGCACCTCAAAGAGACCGCGGCCGGGCAGCAGAAGCGGGCCGACAAGTTGGAGCTGCGCCTGGACGAGACGCGCACGAGCGTCATAGACGTTGCTGAGGAACGCGACGACGCCAGAGCGCAATTGCGGGCAGCGTCCGCAGAGCTGGACCACGCGCGCCGGGAAGCTGCCGCCTGGGAGGTGCAGTGTCAGGACCTGCGGGACAAGCTGGTGCAGATTCAAGCAGAGCGAGATGCGCTAGCCGGCAATTTAGGACGCCCGTGGGGTTTGCCTTCTGTCCTTGAGCGACTTGCCAAAGCGGCTGACCATCTCTTGAACGATCACAACTGCGATATCCACGGCCACGAGGGTATCGGGTTGGCCCGCGATGAGGCGCGCCTTTTACTGGCGGCTCTCAAGTGAGCGCCTCCGACCTGCTCGCTCCAGGGGAGCGTTGCCTCGCCGCTGGCAAGGGCCTGCACGCCAAGCCGAAGCCCGGGGTCGTGGAGGCGGTGCTCGGCAAGCGTTATATGGTGCTGCTCGACGGGGAGACCGAGGCGCAGCCCTTCGGCCTCAAGAAAGTCAGGCGGGTGGGGAAGCCGGCCAAGAAGGCGCCGGCGATCAGCAACGTCCAGCAGTGCATCGACAAAGAGGGGGTTCAGTCGGTCCTGGAAGCGCACCGGGCGGTGTTCGGGTCGACAGCTCCCGACGCGATGCTGCGCGACCAGCGCCCACCTACCAGGCTCCACATCCCCGACACCAACGTGCCGGCGGTCGAGCCGGGGACGCCTACAGTTCTACGCAGCGGACAACCAGATCGCCCTGTGATTAAACTAAAAGCCGATAGCCTCGCAGCGTTCGGGATCTGGGAGCATCGACCGCAGCCCAAACCAAAGAAGCCATCCCGCTCCGCGGCGTACCTGCAGCACGTCCGCCAGCACGATTGCTGCAACTGCGGGGCGTTTGGACCGAGCGACCCGGACCACGTTGGTCCGCGGGGCGTTGGACAGAAAACTAGTGACTACAACTGCATCCCGCTGTGCCGAGCATGTCATCGGCACCGCACGGATAAAAATGTTCTCCCGCTGCCGTTTATAGGTTTACCCGGCGGTGGGGGAACAGATCTTAACGTACGCACCGAACGAATTGTTCTTACCGCCCAAGTTCAGATGCTGCGCGAGTGGGCGGAGAAACTCGAAAAGGAGACCCCGTGAAGAGAAGCACCCTCGCATTCTGCCTGCTCCTGCCGCTAGCCATCCCCGGCTGCCCAGCCTTTCGGTCCGCGCTCCGCGCCGCCGCCGAGGCGCTGCCCTGGCTCGTCGACCTCGTGTCTGACATCCTCGGGCGTGAGGACTACCAGGAGCAGCTCGACTCTGTGGCCGCCGAGCAGGGGGTGGACGCGGTGGCCGCTGCCGTCCGCGCCAGCATGGCCCGGTTGTCCAAGCCCACGCCAGCGCCGCAGGGCCGGGCTGCCGTCCTCACCATGCCGCCGCCGGGCCGCGACCCGCTGCGCGCCGACCGCGCCGAGCTGTGGCTCCGGCGCCGGGGGCTTAAGCCATGACCTGGGCAAGGGCCTTCCTGCTCGGGCTGCTCCTGCCTCTCGGCGGTTGCCCCGAGATCCTCATCGGCGGGGCTGCGGCACTCACGGGGAGCTACCCGCACAGCCACTGCACGATGAACCAGTACGAGGTTTGCCAGGGCGGGCAGCCGCCGGGGACCTTGTGCTGCGTCCACTGCGGCGGTGAGTGCGGGGGATTCAGCGGCGGGGGTTCGCAGTGACCACCGAGAAGCAGCAGTATCACTTCTGGTTCAGCCCGTCGATGCTGCACAGCAAATTGAGCCCTAATCGCCCCAGGTACTTGCGCGCTGGCGGAACCCCTGAACGCGTCTACCGCAACTACTGCCTCATCAACGGGATAGAGCACGAGTATTCGGTCTCGTCGCAGAAGCCCGAGCACGGGTGCGAACGCATCACCGATCTGCAGTATCTGGGGCGCGGGACCTACTCCCGGCACATCCCCATCTAGCCGCCACCGAACAGCGGGGTGTTGCCTGCCGACAGCCGCCGCTGCGCCAGCCTCGCCGAGTCCTCCCTCACCGCCGTCAGCACCCGCCCTGGGTCGAAGCCCTGGGCGAACTTCTGCTCGATAGAGAACTTGCTCCCGCGGAAGTCCTGGTTCAGCAGCGGGCGCTTGTTCTTGCTGGCCTCCTTGGCTATGCGGGCCAGGTCCGCCGCCTGCTTGGCCACCGCCGCTGCCTGCGCCTCCTCCCGCTTGCGGATGTAGTCGCCGATGCCCCCAGAGGCGTTCACGCTCCCGAAGCCGAGCTGCCGGCGCGCCTCCTGCGCCTGCTCGGCTAGCCGGTCGATGAGCCCCGGCTGCTCGGGTCCGAAGGAAGCCCCCGACCTCAGGTGCAGCTTGGCGGCGATCCACTCGAAGGCCTCGTTCAGCTTGTGGGCGAACCGGGTGACGGCCTCCGACGCCGCGTCCACCACGGGCTTCACCTTGCTGTAGGCGATGACGTAGACATCGGCCGCCACGGCGATGGCCCGGGACCAGGCTTGCACGGCGGTGGTGAGCGCCGGGCCGATCACGTCCGACAGCACCGTCACCGCCCGCGCCGCCGCCGAGAGCACAAAGCCGGTGACGCCGACCACCACGTCCAGCACGGCAGCGAGCCCCGGGAGCGCTGCAGACACGACGCCGACGACTGCGCTGCTGAGCGAGCTGAAGGCCTCCCCGAGCGGCTGCAGGAAGTTTAGGACCACAAGACCCGCCGTCGCCAGGTGGTCGAGGACGGACGGCGCCGCCGCGCCCGCGGCGCTGAGCGCATAGCCCTGCGGGCCGGCTCCGGCGAGCGCCCCGCCGATCTTGCCCCCCAGGTAGCGGCCCGAGTCCACGGTGGCCTGCCCGGCGAGGCTGAGCGCCGCCTCGATGCGGGGCATGAGCGGCTCCAGGTAGTCGTTCATGGCCTTCAGGTTGTTCTTGGCCACCTCGAAAAGGGGCGCGCTGCCGGCCAGCACCATGTTCTTCAGGTAGCTCTCGGAGCTGCTGGAGACCGCCTCCCAGGTCGACCCGAAGGCGTCGATGCTGTCCTTGTTCTTCTTGATCACGTCGTCGAGCTTGAGCAGGCGCTTCTTGGCGTCGAGCGCGTTCCACTGCGCGGCGTCCTTGACCCCGAGCTGGCCCTTGAGCACCTCGAAACTGCGAACATCGGCGCCGGCGTGCCCGCGGAGCATGAGCGACACGTCGCGGCCGATCTGCCCGGAGTCCACCCCCTTGGTGAGCAGCACCGCCGTCAGCAGGTTCGAGCGCTTGCGCGCCTCGTCCAGCGTCCGCACCCCGAGCTCGGCCTGGGCCGGGAGCGTCAGGGTGAACGCCTTCATGAAGTCGGTGTCGGTGCCGGGGAGCGCGATGGCGTCGCGCTTGATCTGCTGCAGGGTGTCCTTGGCCAGGATCATGCTGTCGGTGAAGTTCGAGGCGAACTTGTAGACCTGCACGTCGCCCGCTAGCGCGTTGGTCGTCACCTCCAGGGCCTTGTTCACGTCGATGAGACCCTTGGCCATGCTGGTGAAGCCAGCCCCGATGGCGAGGACGCTGCCGCCGGTGGCTAGGGTCTGGAAGGTGGAGAAGGCTGACTCAGCCTTGCCGACGACGCTCGTGTAGTGAGTGGCCGCCCCGGCGAGCTTGTCCCACATCTGAGCCACCCCGGCGTCCCGGGCGGTCATCACAGTCTCGACGGGGATCTTCTTGCCAGCCATCTAGTCCCTCTCGGCAGCGGCAAGACGCGACTGCTCGTTTTCTTCGTCCACGAGGCTCATGAGGGCATCGATCATAGCGCGGCGCTCCTTGTGCGTTAGCCGCGCCGCTTCGCTTACCGGCTGGTGCCCGTAGCGGGCCAGCATCGCGTAGTCCCGGTACAGCCACCGCTGAATCTCGCCGGTGTCCTCCTCGACGATGACCAGCGGGACTTTGACGGGCGGTTCTTCGCCACCCGGCCCTACGTCGCTACCGAGTGACTCTTCTTGAAATCGGCGACCTCATCTTCGTCGGGGTCGTTTATGTCCGCGAAGGACGCAAGGAGCATGGTGACGACCTGGGACGGCAGCACCCCGAACAAGTAGTCGGGGAAAAGCTCCGGGTTGTCGCTGGCGCGGGAGACCTCCTGGCGCTTGGCCGGGTCGCGCTGTTTGTCGTAGTTCACCCCACACAGGGTCGAAATGACCTTGCGGGTGGCGAAGTCTACGCTCTTGGTCTTGGCGGTGATCTCCAGGGCCTGTTGCACGGCGTTGCCGTCCTGGGGGCGCAGGGCGATCTCGGTGGGGCACCGCGTGAAGCCGTTCTTCAGCGCCTTGGCGATGGTCTTGTCGGGGATGCTGTACCAGTGCTTGGTGTCGTTGGGCATGTGCGGAGCCTACCCGATCTGCCTGAACGGATGTTCGGGATTACGCAGCGCTACACGCCGCGCGGGAAGCGAGCGCCCTGCGCCATGAAGGACAAGCTGCTCTTGACCTTCTGCTTGCGCTCGGGGATCTCCAGCGGCAGGTCGCCGAACGACACGTCGGGGACCACGCAGAAGCGGCGGACGCCGGTGCGGAAGTTGAACCGGGTGTTGATGTTCACCTTGAACTGGAAGCCCGGCAGTCCCTGCTTGCGCTGGATGAGCCGGGTGAGGAAGTCGAAGAACGCCGGGTCGTCAACCTCGAAGTCGATCTTGCCGTCCACCCCGTCGTTGACCTCGTCGAACACCGGGCCCGGCTGGCCCAAATAGTCCGACTTCACCGCCTCGCCCTTGAAGGTGAAGCTGGCCATCTTGATGGCCGACACCTCCTTGATGTACTGCCCGTCCCCGGTGAGCGTCACCAGGGTCTCCTGCCCCATAAGCCTTGCGCCCATCTGCGGGTCTCCTTACTGGACCTGCTCGACGGAGACCGTCGGGCCGGCGGTGATGGAAAGGACGATGTAGTCCATGGTGGGGATCATCTTCACGTCGATCTTGAACTTGAAGACGCCCAGCTCCTCCTCGGCGGGGGTGGAGATCCTGGTGATCCGGAAGGCCACGATCCGCTGAGGGGTGAAGCCTGAGCCCGGGGGGCCCAGGCTCGTCAGGAAGCTCTCCAGCGCCGAGGTCAGCGAGTCGATCTCGGCGTCGGTCGCCAGCTCCTTGCAGTAGGGCTTGGCGATCTCGGCGAGTGACCGGATGAGGAAGTCGGCAAACACCCGGCGGTTCTGCGGGACCTTGGGGTCAAGCGCCTGCGTCGGGAGAAGCGAGTTCACCGCGCTCTGGATCTGCGGCGGCGGCGAGTCGACCTTGATCCCGGCGATGCCGCGGGACTTCAGCAGCTCGTAGGTCGCCAGGTCCGGCACCGGGATGCCGCGGGCGTAGTCGATGATGGTCGCGAAGGTGCTCGGCACCGGCTCGGTGGCCTTGCCGGGCGACTCCTCGGGCGGCAGCCGCGTGAACAGGGCCAGGGCGTACTCGTCCATCGCCACGTCCAGCTTGCCGTCCGTGGTGGTCATCCCGTCCGCCGTGGCGATCGAGGTGCCGACCGCCGCCACGATGGGGAGCGTCAGCACCGGCGGCCAGTAGTAGAACAGGCGGTCGGAGCGCAGCGGCTCGACACCGGGATAGGTGAGCGCCGTCACCTGCGCGGAGGTGTTGACGTTGACCGGCGGCGCCACAAAAGCCAGACGTGGGTGTCCACCGGCGAAGGACTCAAGGACGTGCTGCCGGGTGGCCGTGGCGATCGTCGAAGACTTGCGAGCGCAGACCACGCCGCCGATGACGCTGGCCGGGTAGCTGTCCCCGAGCATCCCGTCGAGTGCCGCCTGGTAGAGCGCGTCGATCGACGCGCTGCTGGCGGCGTTGGGGGCCTGAACCGCCGCGGTGTAGGTCAGCGGCTGGCTCGGGTGCGTGCGGAACCGCAACCCGGACAGCGCCGACCAGGAGGTGGCGGTCGGGGCCGGCGGCGAGACGGTGGGGCTCACGGTTGTGGCGGCAAGAACCGTGGCGTCCAGCGGCCGGGCGGCGACGTTGTAGCCGGCCACGTCGGTTAGCCGGTTGTTGCCGCCGGTGTCGCCGGCGCTCGCCGGATGGATGCGCCAGGGCAGCGCCGTGCCGGTGGTCCAGTCGAAGTTCGACCCGTCGAGCAGCTCCACCACGAGCGTGGTGCCGTTGGTCACGGAGACCACCCGGTAGGTGGCGGCGTTGGCGCCGAGCGCTCCCAGGCCGCTCAGCACCCCGATGATCAGCATGTCGCCCTTGGTGACGGCGTGGCTGGCGAGCGTGGTGCCCTGGAAGTCGCCGCCGGCCGCGGTGAAGTTCTGGGTGGCGGCGGGGGTGCCGGTGTTGGTCACGGCCCCGTCCACCCCGGCGTTGTAGTACAGCGCGCCGGAGAAGACCTTCTTGACGCCGGTGCGGATGCGGGAGCTGCCGGTCTTGAACTCGTAGGCGGCGTCGACCTGGGCAGCCACGACCGGGACGATCGGGCTCGGGTCGGTGGCGCTCTTGCAGGTGGGGAGCTGCCGCCACATGCGGCCGGCGTAGGCGCTGCACAGGTTCACCGGCAGGCAGAGGAAGCGCTGGGTGCCGTAGACCTTGCCGACCGCGGCGACGTAGCCGTTACCCATGGAGACGCCGAAGGCCCCGATGGTGGAGTCGAAGCCGCCGAACTTGTCTACGAAGTCCGACTGCGACAGGGCGAACTGCGGCTGGAAGTCCGGCTGCACGGCGCCGGTGGCGTCCACCCGCAGGCAGTAGGTCATGTCGGCAAATTCAGCGACGAGGCAGCCGTAGTTGGAGGGTGTGCCCCCAAGGCCGCCAGGGACCGTGTTGTCGACGACGGTGATCCCCTCGATCGCTGCGATCTCTTCGAGGGGTGGCATGGACGTGTAGCCGCGGACGAAGGTACTGGCCATGGCGGCGATGGTACGGCGAGCGCGGCGGGGGTGCCTGAACGGACGTTCGGGATTGCCGAACCACGAGTGATCGAGGAGGGTACCTGACGAGGAGACCCCCTATGCTGACACTTCAAGAACTGAAGAAAAGACGAATTGTGATGCCGGACCAACCCATTCCAGAGGAATGGCGGTCCGGTGACATCATGACTTTCAATCATGGCCCGCGCATCCCCAACGTATTCGCCTTCGAGTTTATGAACGAACGTGATTCTGAAGGTCGCCCACGGTCGCGTTTGCTCGAAAAAGAGGAGCACGAGCTTCTATCACCCTGGATCGTTGAATTTGTATCGCGTGAATTGGCGCGGTACAAAGTTAAGACAGTCGCGGGTGATATCGACTTGCTAAGGCTTCTGTTTTATTCGCGTTTTGGATGGGGTCAGAAGATCGAGGAAGTGATCGCCGAGGAAAATACAGAACTATGGAGGGCCATCCATCGTCGCCTCAATCCAGAGGATTAGCCGAGCACCCCGTTCGTAACAATCTTGTTAACGATCGGGATGATCTTCGGCTTGCTCTTGGGTACGCGCAGGTCCAGGCTCGCCTGCAGCACGTAGCGGGCGATGTACTTGCCCTGCAGCGCCTCCTTGCCGTCCGAGGAGACGCTGGAGGAGGCGAAGTGGTAGTCGGCGCGGGAGCCGCCGTAGTGGGGCAGCTCCAGCCGAAACCCGCCCTGCAGCCAGTCGGGGGTGGGGTTGAAGTCGTCTTCCAGCATGTGGTCGATCATGCGGCGCTGCGCTTCGTCAGCCGCCCACACCTCGACCGTCAGCGCGCACTCGAAGGTGCTCGGGGAGAAGAGAGCCACCTTGTGCTGCGGCGGCGCGCGGTCCCCCAGGCGGTCCCGATCGGTAAGCAGATCCGGCGATGCGTCCTCCAGCGGCTCGGCCTGGATGGGGGAGACCCCGCTACCCTTGGCGTCCAGCTCGGCGTCCCCGATCCCACCGTGGACGTTGGCGGCCGGCAGGTCCACCGGCGTCCAGGGGTCCGAGTAGATCGGCACCACCTGCTTGAACGCGATGTCCCGGCCGCCGGCGCCGCTGAAGGCGAGCTGCCGCATGTACTCAGCCAGGCCACGGGCGACCGCCTCGCGCGCCGCGCAGTCCTTGCGGGCGGTAGGTCGCTCCACGTCGTTCGATCGGAGGATGAGGCGGGAGAGCCCCTCGCGCGGGATGTACAAGCGGCTACTCCTTGTCCGCCTCGCGGGCAGCCTTGGCAGCGGCCGGCGCGTACCGGGCAGCCGCGGCGATGACGCGCTTGCGCTCCTTGGGGTTCTTGGTGTGGCCGCGCAGCCGCAGCGCCGCGAGTGCAGAACGCTTGTCGGCCACGGGGAAGCGCTCGCCGGACAGCGAGGCGTGCTTCTCCCGCGACTCCGCCTGCACCGCGCCGCTCGGCGTCCGCTTGAGACCCCCTTTTTCGCGCATCGCCCGCATCAGGACTTGGCCTTCCTCGGCTCCTTGGCCGGCGGCGCCGCTTCCTGCCCGAGCCACAAGGCCAGCTCGGGATGATCCTCCAGCTTCCAGTCCTTGCGCGCAGCGCGGCAGGCGGCGATACCGGCGCGGACGATCGCGTGCAGCTCGTCCTGCCCGTAGGCCGCCTCGCGCGGTAGGACGGCGCTGCGCTTGGCGCCAGGGACCACCACCATGGCGTCGCCGGTCTCAAGGTCCACCGACTGCACCGCGTGCGGGCCGGGGAACTCGGTGTGCGACCCGAGTCCCCCGAAGGTGGTGGCGTCCAGCTTCAGCATGGCTCGGCCTTCTTCTTGGACTTCTTGTGACCCTGCGCCGGCGCTTCCTCTGCGGCGACGGCTTCAGGCTCGGTGGCCGGGGTGGTATCGGCGGCGGCGGGCCCGGCGGCTACCTCGTAGCGCAGCCACGCATTCAGCTCGGGGTAGTTGGCGATCTGCCAGTCGGGGCGAACCTCGCGCAGCGCAGCGACGCCGGCGGACACCGCCGCCTGCATCTCGTCCTGGGTGAAGACCTTGCGCCGGTGGGTGAAAACACCCTCACCCTCGATGAGCACCGCGTCGCCGCTGTGGAGGTCCATCGACTTGACCTTGATGTCACCGGGCATCTTGGTGCACTGCCCGAGCCCCCCGAACGCCTTGCGGTCGAGCTTGAGCATGGCTACTTCCCGCCCTTCTTGCAGCCGGCCGCCCGCATCATGCCCATCTTGTTACCGCCGATGGGCTTCTTCTTGCTCTTGGGGTCCACCACACCCTCGGACTCCTCCGGCATAGGCTCCATCTTCTCGGGCATCTTGGTCTTCTTCTTGCCCTTCAGCATCAGTGAGTTCATCGGGACAGCTCCTTCTCGATCTCGTTGGGGATGACCAGCTCCAGCTTCTCGGTCAGCCACTGTAGTACGTGCGCGCCGCGGACGCCGCGGGCGGCGATGTCCTGGGCGATCTTGTGCGCAACTGCCCAGGCGGCGGGCCCGGCCACGCGTAACTTCTTTTCAGCCCAGCGGACGAGTGCTGTGATGGGCGGCGGGGAGCCCGGGGGCCGCCCGTCGTCCGCGTAGCCGGCGTAGGGGGTGGGGTTCACGATCGCCCAGCCGTTCTCCCGGTCCTCGGGCTGCCAGTTGTCGGCGAAGCGGCCGGTGTTCACTGCGTAAACGGTGCGCGTCCGCTGCCTGGCGAGCTTGGCCCCCGCGGCGGCGGCGCGGCCGAGCGCCCGGTCGACCTTATCCTCCAGGTCGCGCGCCTGCGATCGGCAGAACTTGGTGTAATCGGCGGGGGTCACAGCGGGTCCTGCGCGGGCTTGGACAGCGCCAGATCCTTGGTTCGCGGGTCGCGGTCGGCGCCGTCGGCCCGCTCCAGCACTACCGTCCACCCGAAGGTGTGGCGGCCCGGGACCGTGGCGACGTTGAAGCGGCGGCGCGCCGGCTGCCCCTCCCCAAAGAAGGTGATCTCCCAGTAGGCCTCGGCGTCCGCCGGGTGCCGGAGCTCCCCGCGCAGCAGCCCCCGCAGGTTGGCCTCGCTGTAGGCAGTGCTGATCCGCTCGACGGTGATCTGCCCGACCTCCTGGACGCCTACCCCCTCCACGCTCTCGGCGAGCGCGCCGAGCGAGGCACCGCCGATCTTAGGTGTCGGCTCAACGAGCAGGTTCAGGTCGAGATACGGCTCCCCTAAGCCTCGCCCCGGGTTTCCTTGCTCGTCGGTGCCAGACCACCTGATCCGTATGACCCGGACCTCGTAGTGGCGCAGGCCGAAGCGGGTGAGCAGGTTCCGCAGCGGGTCCACGAGCCGGCGCCCGGACAGCCGCTGCGCGAGCGTCCGCCGGTAGCTGTCGGGATCAAGCCGGGTGAACGGCCGGCGCGGCTCCTCGATCGCCATGGGCTAGAAGATGACCTGGAAGTTGGTCGTCGGCCCGCCGCCGAGGATGCCGTTGACGCCGGAGAAGTCGGGGTTGACCGGCGCGCACAGCGCCTGGGCCATGCGCTGCTGCCAGAAAATGTACTGCTGGTTCAGCATCGCGGTGTGCTTGAGGTTGATCGTCAGCTCCTCCAGCTTCTCCGCCTTGTGCTCAAGCCGGGCCTCGGGGAAGTCGTGCCACATGATGTCTTCGAGCTGGAACAGGATGTTGCGGATGAGCGGGAGCGTCTCCTCTTGAAGAGGATTCTCCAGCACCGCGTCGATCTGCCAGTTCGACTGGATCTTGGTCGGCAGCCCGGCGGCCATCGCGCGCAGCTGGCTCTGCGTCGGGTAGCCCATGTGGAACCGGATGTTGACCTTCTCCTCGGTGGTGAGCGGCATCGCGGGTTACTCCGCCACGAATTCGAAGTCGACGCCGACCTTCCCGCCCCCGACGATGGCGGCGAAGTGGTTCGGCTGGGTCAGCTTGCTGTACACGGCGCCGGCCGGCGGGGCGAACAGGCCCGAGAGCCGGGCGGTGTATTGACGGTGCTTGAGCACCCGGATCGTCTGCCGGAACTCGGCGACCACCCGCTTGGCGCGGTCCAGGCGCGAGTCCAGCTCCTTGGCCAGCCGCAGCATGGCGGCCCGCCCGGCCTCGATCGCCAGGATTCCCTCCAGGGTCCCGGTGTCGGCCTGCAGCGCTGCGGCGGCCAGCTCGATGTCCGCCTGGTGCGGGTCGGCAGGCTCGGGCGGCGGCTCGGTGTCGAGCGGCGGAGCTACGGCGGCGGTGTTCACGGGAGCGGGGGTGTTGTCTCGGTGATGATGGCGGGCCATGTGGCCATCCTACACCGGCTGGCTGAACATACGTTCGGGATTGCGCGGTGGTGGCTCAGATGGTGATGTGCTCGCACAAGGAGATCAGCATGTTGCTCGCCCGTAAAGTTGTGCGTGCCGCGGTAGCGGAGATCAAGAAGGTAAAGGATATGGACCCCGAGAAGGCACACGGCTTGGAGGACAAGCTGTATCAGCGCGTTCTCGAAGCGGTCGCCGCCGATGAGCAACCCAGCGCAGAGCTGTCGCTGCTGGCCAAGGAAGCCCTCAAGACCCAGAAGTTCGACTTCCCACGCTACTGCGGCTGACACCTCGCCGCCGGCACCGCCCCTTCCCGCTGTCGCCGGCGCAATGAACCGGCCCGCTGCGGAAGCGTGATTTTCAGGGGCGGTGCCGGCTACTCAGCGCTCCGCGCCTGACACCAGGGGGCAAGTGCCGCCGCCCGCTCGGCCCCGTTTGCTGCCCGGCCCGCTCGCGCCCGGTGCTCTGAGGGCTCGCGTTTGGGATGGCCTGGCCTCGACGTTGACTCTGCGCGCGGCGGCTGAGCCTGGTGCGCCTCGGGCTGCCGGGCTTGCCTTCCCGACCGCCTCCGGCCCGCGGAACCCAGTCCTTGGCAGGACCGGGCAGCGCTTCCCGCCAGGGCGAGCCACGACACGGCCCCGTTGCCAGGACCTAGCCAGAATCTCGATCTGAGCGGGAAGCACGAGGGAGAGGATGCGCCGGGGATGCCGGCGCGGTCAAGCGGGAGTTAGCTAGCCGACGGCCGAGGACTCGATCGCCAGGAGCCGCTTGTAGCGGATGGCGCCGCCCTGGGTGCTGATCTGGTCGCTCTTGATCTGCCACGAGCGCTTGGTCAACCACGTCGCGGGGTACTTGTCCCCGAGGCGGTTGCGCGGCGACATGATGATGAGGGCCGTGTAGTCGATGGGGATCACCACCCCGTCGTTGCTGACCTGGTACGGCTCGGCGAGCACGCCGGCGAGGCCGATGTCGGTGAGCATGGCCACGCGCGCCTGCATCGGGTGCGGCTGCCAGTACTGCTTGGCCACGTCGTCCCCGAAGATGACCGTGTGGTCGATGGGGCGACTCGCGTCGGTGCCCACGATCGTCTCGATGCCGCAGGGGTCGGTCGAGGCGTTGGCGACGCCGAAGCGGGTGTAGCTGCCGTAGACGTTCGGCGAGCGGACGTTCGGCGCCGAGTACCACTCCATGGTGTCCCCGGTCGGGGCGTTGTTGTTCTCCATGAACATGTGCCCGGCGTAGTAGCCGATGACGCCGGCGGCGTAGGGGAAGTCGTCGACCCCGCGGCCCTGCTCCAGGCGCTGGAACTCCGGGTCGCCCTGCAGCTGCGTGTAGGCGGTCGGGGAGATCATGGCCAGGTAGTAGTTGTTGTACCGGCGCATGGGCTTGACGTTCGTGGTGGCGAACCGCGCCCGGCAAGCCCGGATGTCGGCGTAGCTGAGCGGCCCGTTCACGTTGTCGATGCGGCCGGTCTGGCGGTTCCAGCCCTCGCCGACGCGCTGGACGAAGCTGGCGTTGCTGGCGATCACCGGGTCACGGTCGGCCACGGTCACGGCGGCCGACAGGATCAGGTAGCCGGGGCCCTGCTCGTCCGCGACGCCGACGCCCTGGTCGATCGGGATCTGGTTGATGGCGGTGAACCCGATGACGGTGTTGGCCACGCCGTTGATGAGGACCGGCAGCGGGTTGCCGGCGCTCACCGGGGTGTGGCGCAGCGCCGAGCCGCTGGAGGGCAGCGCCGTGGTGAAGCCGTTGAGGCGCTTGACAAGCAGCGTAGTGGTGGCGCTCTGCGCCCCGTCCACCACGGTCCAGCCGGCGGTGGCCGCCGAGACGTAGCGCCCGCGCGCCGCCGCGTCGATCGTCCGGGCAGCCTGGATGGCCAGCCGGTTGACCGTCTGCTTGGCGTAGTCCGCCAGCATGTTCTGCGCCTGGGTGGCGTCGATGTCGTCGGTGCCGTCGTAGCTGCCCAGGGTGATGTCGTACTGCTCGGCGCGGCGGCTCACCGGGGTGGGGTCCACGGTGGTCGGCGAGGTGGTCGCCACTACCGGGTAGTAGCCGTCGTTGGTGATGGTGAAGCTGAGCCCGGCGTGCGCCGGCCACACGTCCGCCTCGGGCGCCACGGCGTCCCACAGGAAGTTGGGCAGCAGCGAGTCCTCGAACTCGCGGATCAGCACGCGGTCCTGAAACAGATCCGCGAAGGGGGACAGTGCGCTGGGGACGGTCATGGCTTCTTTGCTCCTAAAGGGTTGTGGCTACGCCTTCTTGCTCGGGTACTCGACGAGCCCCGCCGCGTAGCGCTCCTTGAACTTGGTCGGATTCTGGCTGTACTCGCGGTACTGCTCGCGGGACAGCTTCTGGACATTCAGCGGCTCGCGCTGGCCGCTGGCCGGTGAGGCTCCTTCGGGCTTTGTCACCGAGGTTCCGGTTGACCCGCCCGGCTTCTTCTCCCCCTCGGCGCCGTTGCCGGCGGGCTTGAACAGCCCCGAGTGGTCCTTCTGCAGGTCGGCGAGCAGCTTCTTGGTGTTCTCCTCCCGGTCCTTCTCGGAGGCCTTGTCGCCGAACTTGCTCTCGAACTCGCGCTTGGGCATGTCGGCGAGCTCCTGCTCGACGAGCTTGACCAGGCGGTTGAACTTGCGCTTGTCGTCGGTGACTGCCCCGGCGCCGGTGGCGACGGTCTTGAGCCACTCGACCTCCTCCTCGTACTGCTCCCGGGCGGCCTTCTCCTCCGCCGCTTCCTTCGCGGCCTGCTCCTCGGCGGCCTTGGCTTCAGCCTTGGCCTTGTCCTCCGCCTCGAAGCGGGCCCAGATCTTGGCCTGGGTCTCGTCGATCTTCGCGAGCCGCGCCTCGTACTGCTTGAGGGTCTCGTTCTCCTTCTGCTCGGGCTTGCCGTCCTCGGTCGGCTGCTTCTTGCCCGCGGCAGGCTTGACCGGGATCTCCTCTTCGACCTCCGCTGCCGGCTTGGCCTTGGACACCTTGCGCCCGGCCTCGATGAGGGCGAGCAGCTCCTGGTCGTCCTTGGCACCGGCGCGAGCCAGCAGGTCCTTCTGCCCCTGGGCAAAGCCGCGGCGGCGCTCGCGGATGTAGTTGTCAGCCGAGGGGCTCTGGTTGTTCGTCTCGCTCATGGTCTTTGCTCGCTCTCCTCCCGCCCGAAGCGGGGTGTGTTCACGGCCCGGGGAGGTCCCGGGCCGGGTTCAAGCGGTGATCGGCTTTCTTACGCGCTCGTGTCGTAAACCGAGTCCAGCGGCATGCGCGGAGCCGGCATGTAGTCCAGGGTCAGGCCCGTGGTCGGCTGCGGCAGCGAGATCAGGTTCCCGTCGTGGGACACAATGCAGCTGCCGGGAACGATGGTCTTGGGGTTGGAGCCGCCTGCAGCGACCACGGCGGCCGGGTAGATGCCGTAGGCCGCGTTCAGGGCGATCTGGTCGAGCGCCGCCGAACCGCCGGTGCCGCCGGCGAAGTCGATGGAGGTGATCCCCTTCATGGCGTCTGCGCTGGCGAGCAGCGCCGCCTTGATGAGGACCGGGGTGCTGGTGGCGACGCCGACCGAGCTGGTGGCCAGCTGCACCCAGACCTCGATGGTCGTCCCCGAGATGGAGACGAAGACCGCCAGGGTCTGGTTGTTGCGAACATAGGTCGGGGTCGAATCCGACACGCCAGCCCCGCCGAACTGCAGGTAGCGGACGGTGTACCCATCGCGGGCGAACAGCCGGATAGCAGCGTTGCTGGCGCCTACCGTGAGGCCGGTCGACCCATTGGGGATGACCTGCGAAGGAGCGCCGATCGCCAGCATCGGACCAAGCGCATTCAGACCGCCAACGCCGACCACCATTCCGCCGGGGCTGATCCCGGGGATGGAAGCGTCGATGCTGCTCAGCTTGAGGGTGGCCGCCGAGCTGATTCCGGTGATCACCCGGCGCTGCCGGGACAGCATGGTGCCGAGGCCCACGATCTGGGCTGCGGAGGCGAACGCCGAGAGGTCGGGGCCGCCGGTGTCAAGGACTTGCTGCAGGGTGCGGGTCATAAACTAGCTCCGTTTGCCTACGAAAATGTTGACCGTGACCTCGACACCCAGGGGGCGCGTCAAGGTGAGGGCGGTATAGGGGTTGTTGTCCGACCGCAGCTCCAGCCGCGGCTCGACGTAGAAGTTCGCCACGCCCAGGTCGCTCGTGAGGGCGGCCTTGACGTAGCCGCCCTTGACGCGCAGGACGATGTAGTTGACCGTGGCGGAGACGCCCGACAGGTTGATGCTGAGCGGCGAGTCGCTCGTGAGGTCGTATTCCCCCACGCAGATGAGCTGCTCCAGCACCACCGAGCTGTCGCTCGGGATGATGACCGTGCCGATGCCGTCGTCGTCCGCAGCCGTGGGGACAGCCCGGCGCGAGCCGGCCGCGTCAAGCCGCCAGGACACCTGCTACTCCTGCGCCCCCGGCGCGGCGTCGTGCTTCCACATGACGCGCATCGGAGTCGGCTGCTCGCGGGCCGGGGCCGAGGTCGGCCAGGCCGCCGAGTCAAAGGTGCGGTCGAAGCGGGTCGGGTTCGGGGCGCTGCTCATCTTGTCGACGACGCGGTTGGTCGGCATCGAGCTGTTGCCAGCCAGCGACTCGGCGACCTTCTTCCCCATCCCCATGGATTTTTCCATCATGTGCGTGCTCCGTGGGCGGCCGAGCCGCCCGGGTAAGTTGTCGTTAGGCGCCCTGCACCTGGGTGAAGTCGATGGCGCAGGTCCAGTTGTAGGTCGTCGCTGCCACGCCCGTGGCCTGCACCGCCATATAGGTGGTGGTGAAGGTCAGGGTGATGTCGGTCCCCGCATCCACCTCCACATCGGTCCCGATGACCGAGGCCGCGGCGTTGGACGAGTCGATCGTCCCATCCGCCAGCACCTGGAAGGTGATGAGGCGGCGGAAAGCCGACACACCCGCGGCGCCGACCTTGGAGCCGATGAGCGTGAGGAAGCCGCTGTAGGAGCCCGGGAGCAGGTTGGCCGCGAGCAGCTGCGTGGTGCTCGTGGACTCGATGGGCTGGTCAAACGCGATGAAGGCGTTGACCGCGCCCACTGTGATGGCCGACCCCTTGAAGTAGTCACGCGGCGGCGACTTGGCGCTGATCAGAACCTCGGCCGGCACGCCGTTTCCGGTGAAGATCTCCAGCTCGCGGACGCGGCGCCGCGGGCCGGGCAGGCAGTCGAGGAGCTGCCGGAGCCGCTCGGGTGAGTAGCGCGTGTTGATCTGTTCGCCGCCCTTGAGAACCCCCGCCAGCGGGAAGGGGAGCGTGCAGGGAATCGGCTGATTGTTTTTAAGGATGCCGTAGCGAGAGCTCATGCAAGGAGGGTACGGAATACCCTGGGGGCGGGCGCGGGCAGGTCAGTTCGGACAGCAGAGGACCCCAGCCAAGCCGCTGCGGTTACTGAGCAGCTCGAAGTCAGCATCCCCGTTGCCTGGTGCCGCCGGGCAGCGCCAGACGTTCTGCGGAAAAACCCCATCTGGGCCAGCAATCCAGCAAGTATTCAGGAAGCCCCCGATCTGCCCGCAGTTGTCCCCTTGCACCGTGTCAGCGTACTGCCACGCGGTAGTCCCACACGCACCGAACAACCGACGACCTGTCTTGTTAGACCAGTCACAGGTCATCGTAGTTGGGTCGAGTGCTCCACCTTTACCTTGCGTGGCGTCGGAAGCGATCAGTTCGTAAGCAAACGCACCCCAACCCTTCCAGACTGGATTGTCGTAGGAGCAAATCTCGCGGTATAGGGGTTGTCCACCGCACAACCTGTAACCAACAGCACAGCGCTGCCGGATCACTCCAGCCGCGAACTCGCCGGGACACGCCCAGACGACCGACTGCGGATTCGGGTCCGGCTTGAAGCCTCCCTTGCCGGCGCAACCATACGCGGAACCTGCCATATCGGATGTGGTTCCACCATCACCACCAACGATACCGCAGTTGCTTCCCTGGCACTTCATGGAGATCCCGCCGCACGCACCAAGAAACACGGCGAAACACGCGATCAGAACTTTATTCATCAATACCCCCTGCACTGTTTTATGCACTCCGCAGCTGCGTTGCTGATGTTTCCACGACAATCACTTGGCGGGGGCAGAGAAGAAGCATCCTTGCAAGCTGCAAGTCCTTCCCGCCGCATCTCGTCGCAACCGTCTCTGCAGGGGTCGCTCTCATCCTCCTGCGCAGGCGGCTTCTTCTGCGGGGCCGGTTTGGGCTGCTCCTTGGGCTTGTCCGCTGGTTTGGCCGGCTCCGCAGCGGGCGGCTGGGCCGGTTTCTGCTCCGCAGGCGGGCCGGGCCACGGCTTCAGCTCGTCGCCGAGCGCCAGGCCACCCATCATCCCGAGCAGCGCCGCCAGCAGGATGTGCATCGGCCTCATGACGCCAGCACCACGAGCCGATCGGTGGGCGGCCGATCGAAGGAGACGTAGGCGGAGCTGCCGAGGTCCCCGCGGCTGGAGGTGCGGTGCGCCAGCACCTGCTCCATGGCCTTCTCGCAGGCGCAGCAGGCGGCCAGGGTCCCCACCGAGTAGTAGCGCTCGGTGGCGAGCGCCGGCTTGAACGCCACCGGGTCGCCGTAGGTCCCGAGAGCCAACCCAATCGGGTCCATGAGCCCCACGCGCGTCTCGGGGAGCGTGATGTGGGCAAGGACGTTGATCGGCCGGGCCGAGCAGCTGTCGCACGGCCTCTTGCCGAAGATCTCCTGCACCCACCACTCCCGGGCGGTGAGCTCCTTGTAGCGCCTCTCAGTGCATGTACCCATGCGCGGAATGTAGCGCTGAACGCGCGCTCAGGTCTACCCCGGACTTGCCGGCCCGCCGGGCGGCTTGGGAGCTTTGGGTAGCTTGGGGAAACCGGCCGGCTTGGGTGGCGCGCCACCGGGACCGGGTGGCGGCTGCCCGAGCTGCTCCGCCTGTGCCTGCTGCTCCTCGGCCTTCTTCTCCATCCGGGCCTGCAGCGCGTTCAGGTCGTCGACCCCGAGGAACGGGGCGGCGAACTTGGTGGCGGTCTTCTGGTCGACGACGCCCCCCTGGACGGCGGCGGCTGCGGAGGTGACGGCGGCCTGGACCTCGGCGGAGGTCGGGCGGCTGATCGGCGGCCAGGTCACGTCGAGGTAGCTGCCCTCAGGCCCCAGGCGCACCGGCTCCACGCGCTCGCTCTCCCCCTCCTCCTCGGGCTTGATGATCCGCGGCTCCAGCCGGACCTCCTCCCCGCGCGACTCCAGGACGCGGGCCGCCCGCATTGCCAAGTCGAGTAGGCGCCGGACGCCCTGCCCGTACTGCTCGCGGAACATGCTGACCTTGGACTGCTGCGGCCCGAGCTTGGCCCCCACCTCGAAGGCGGTCTGCGGCGGGCCGCCGGATCGGGTGAACGACTCCAAGCACTCGGCCTCCTCGAAGAAGCTGTCCCGCGCCTCCTTGAAGTGGTCCATGGCCAGCTGGATGCCGGCCCCCGAGATCTCCAGGTAGCTGACCTTACCGGGGATGCGGATGCCGATCCCGTGGCCGCTGCCCTTGCGGAGCTGCTGGGGGAAGACGCCGTCCTCGTTCTCCATGACGAGGGTGGGGTCCATGTTGGCGCTGCACGCCATCGAGATGCCGGCGCGGAGGCGGTCGAGGTCCAGGGCCTGCTCGTAGAGCCCGTCGCAGTCGGCCCGCCCGTAGACGCTCTCGTGGTGGGGCAGGTTCTGCATCCACACCACCGGGCAGAACCCGAGGTCGTGGCGGACGGAGCGCCCCTCGTCGATGAGCAGCCGCCAGGGAGGCTCCTGCCCGTCGCCGGCCTCCACCTTGGTCCCGTCATCCAGCGTCAGCGCCGGGCACTCCGAAGCCCAAACCGGCTTGTACCAGATCTCGGCCTGATCGGAGATGAGGCGCCGGACCCAGTAGTAGCAGGTCTCGGGCTGGCTGCGCTTGTTCCTGCGGATGGTGGCCGGCACCTGATAGCGGATATCCAGCGCCCGCAAGATGAGCGCCTCCTTGTCGAGCCAGATCGGGCGGCCCCACCGCACGTCTATAGGCTCGACGCGCGGCGCGCCCTCGATGTAGCGGAAGCCGACCGCCACCGCGCCCTGCGCCCCGCCGATGGTCCGCGCCAGCTGCATCTTGGCCCACAGCCGGCTCGTCGAGGCGAAGCTGGCGAGCCAGTGCCCGGTGTCCTCGTCGCCGACCACCCGGATGATGGGGTGGGCGTCCTCGGCGAACAGCAGCGAGGTGAAGCGGTCCACCACCCGGGCAACGAGGCGGTGCGGCGCGCTTGGCCGCCGCTCAGCCATCCGCGGCGGCGCCATGTTGGCGAAGCCCGGCGGGATGCCGGTCGACTGCGGGACGAGCGCCTTGGCCAGGGTGCTGGTGGGGCCGTCCAGCCGCGCCCCCTGCCAGTCGTAGCGGCACCCGGCGTACTGGCTGCCGGTGTACCAGGCCCACTTGGCGTTGAGCTCCTGCTGCTGGGGGGAGAAGTCCAGCCCGCCCTGCCCCGAGGGGTAGTGCCGGACATCGTTCCCGGTGAGGATCTTGGCGGAGACGGGGAAGGCGGTGGCGGTCGCGTCGGCTTGCCTGGAGAACATCATTTAAGGGCAGGATACAGCGCCGCCCTGAACGAATGTTCGGGATTGTGCGGCGCACGCGGATCGGTGAAAAGGGTAGAGCGCGAGGCTGAACAAGCCGCTTTTGCGGTGCCCAATGCCGATGGGACGACTTAGCGATCTGCCGAGGTGCAACCCCGCTGGACGGGTTCTCCTTCGGAGGCGAGAAAGACACGACCATGTGCGGTGGAAAGCCTGACCCTCAGCGGGGCTGGTTCGCGCGCTCTTTCCAAAAGGAGACGACACTATGAAGATCAGCGCAGCCATAGCCACCCTGGCCATCACCGGCCGCACCCCGGGCGAGGTTGACCTCGTGGACCGGATCAGCCAGTTCGTCACTGAGTCCCCGCACGCCTTCCTCGGCAGCGGAGCCTTCCTGGCGCTCGGGCGGCGGCTCGCGGCAGCCGGCGTCAAGCCCGTGGACGGCGAGCAGGTCGACATCACCCCGTTTGCCCGGAGCATCACGGTCGCCGAGGCCAAGGAGGCGCTCAAGCGGGTCGCCGCGCCGAACACCAGCTCGGTCATGGACCGGGTGCTTCTGGTGGTCGCCGAGCAGGCGCAGCTGCCGGTGGGCGAAGTCACCCCGGAGACCGTCCTCGACAAGATCGGCTTCGACTCCCTGGGGCTCGTCGAGCTGGTCCTGGCGATGGAGGAACGCTTCGAGGTCGACATCCCCGAGGACATGCAGGACCTGGAGGCGGTCAAGACCGTCGAGGACATCGCCCGGATCGTGGAGCGGGTCCTGTCACAGGGTGGTGCGCAGCAGGTCGCGGAGTACACGACCGTTGGCTGGGCACCAAGAGCGGTGGAGCACACCCAGCTCGGGCTGCCGCATGTGGATGCAGGCCCAGACCCGGATATGCACAACAAAGACTATTGGGACCAGCTGGCTGCGATAGAAGAAGCCAAGGACCCCACGGTCTTGTCGTTTACAGCATCAGAGGCAGAGGCTCTTAAAGCGGTGGTGCGACTGTGTATTCACGCGGGCATCAATGTTGCGGATCTAACTGCCGACGATCTGGAGCACACCGCCATAGCCTTTATCGCCAACCCGGAGAATCTCCAACGGTTTATCGCCAAAGTCGTAAATAACCTCTAACGCGCCGCAGCGTGCACGCCCTGCACAACCGTAGTCACGCCGCTTCCAAGACGTAGCCCCTCGTTGCTTATCCAATAAGCCATCAAGCGATCTCCAGCGTGCGCGCCGGGGTCGTACGTCATCATATTCTGGATCAGCTTCTGGTACTCCACGTAGTATGGATCTCCCTGCTTCACGTCTGGGAATACGTGGATTCCGGCGGACATTTCCGTACCTAGCGCCTCGACCCCAAAACGTGCGTCGTATTTGTTCTGGGCCGTTGTTTGAAAACAACGAACCGGGATAGGGTCTGACCCGTCCGGCCCCTGCTGCTTGCAGAAGTCGGCGATGAACATCTGGGCCGCGTTGACCTCGACCCACGGGATGGCGGGGTGAAAGCGGCGCCGCAGGTCCTTGATCTTGGCCACGATCTGCGGGCCGTGCAGCCGCCCAGCCTCCACGCACAGGAGCCGCTTCTTGCCGTCGGCCCGGTAACCGTTGACCACGAAAGCCGATTCGTCGGTCTGCCGGCGCGCCTGCGGGCGGCAGGTGGCCAGGTCCACGCCGATCGTGACCGAGCGGAAGAACTCCCCTTGGGCCTCGGCCAGCGAGCTGACCATCCGCAGCCCGGTCCCCTGCGCCTGGGCGATCTTTATCCAAGCCGGGTCCCACACACTGGCAGTGTCGTCGATGGCGATGCACTCGTAGACCCGCTCGAAGTAGCGCACATCGTCGGCGAACTCAGCCTTGCGCTGCTCGATGCGGGAGATTGGCCACTGCTCGGGCCACAGGGACACGAGCGGCCCGCCCGGGGTCTTGCGCTCCCAGATGGGGTAGCGGCGGTAGGTCCACATCGGCTCGTTTTTCAGCCGGTGCATGAGGTCGCGCGGGTGCCAGCTGTTGCTGACGAAGACCACCTGCCCCCTGGGGGTGAGCCGGGAGATGAAGGTGTTCTTGTAGAAGTTGAAGTACTCGGTCCGCAGGTCCTCGGTGCGGGTGTTCACCGAGTCGAGGATGTCGTCGAAGATGGCGACATCGACGCGGTTGCCGGTGATGGGGGCACCCTTGAACTGGTAGGCCTGCACCGTCGGGTTGCGCCCGTCCCAGCCGTTGACGCGGATGGTGTGGACGTTGTAGCCCTGCACCGACCGCCCCGGGAACACCTCCCGGTACTGTGGTGAGACGAGGATCTTGACCAGCGCCGACAGCAGCTGGGCGGCCTTCTCCTTGTTCTTGCTGACGATGACGATGCGGATCGTGGGGTCGAGGCCGATGAGGAAGGCGCAGTAGGCCAGGAGCTGCAGCGACTTGCCCAGCTCCGCCGCTCCTTCGATGATGAGGCGGTCGCCGGGCTGCAGCTGCGTGGGGAGGTAGCCGTGCTGGCGCTGGAAGGCCAGCGACGAGAGGCTGAGCAGCTGGTGCCATTCCCGGTGAAACGGCGCCTGCTTGAATGGCTGCCCCTTCTCGTCCCGCATGACGTAGCGGGCGAGCGCCGCCGAGCTGCGGCGCGCCGCCCCGAGCTCCATCCTGTGGATCTCGGCTTCCTGCTCAGCGAGGGATTTTCGGCGGTAGTCAACGGCGAGAGCGGGCATGCAGCCCGAGAGGCTACCCGAGAGGGAAACGGAAAGCTAGCTGGCCGGCGTGACGGTCATCTCGAAGAGGGATTCGGGATCGAAGACCAGCTCGACGCCGCGGGCGACCAGCTCCCCGACGACCTCCTTCCACACCGTCACCAGTCCCTTGGTCATCGCCAACTGGCCTGGTGACAACTCCTGCCAGGGCTTGCCGAGAAAGATCACCTTGTCGGCCGGCTTCCCGGTCGGGTTGGCGGCCAGCCACTTGCGCAGCGCCCGCGGGACGGCGACACCTTCGATGATCCACGGCGCGGGCTCCTGCATCCACTCCGCCACCTTCGCACTCGCCTCGGACCAATCAAGGCGACCAATCAGGTCATCGGTGTGAAGTGGCTCGCCATAGGCCGAGCCCAGCTGCTCGGCCAGGGTCGTCTTGCCCGTCTTGGGTCCGCCGGTGATGAGCACGCGCATCAGGTTCTCCTTGTTCATGCCGAGGGAGCCTCCCCCGAGTAGGTGGACACCTGCCCGCGCCCGCTGAGGACTAGGACCTGCCGCTCGCCGAAGTCCCAGGCCTCCACGCGGCAGCCGGCGGGGAAGTGCCGCTCCTTGGGCTTCTCCCGGTCGAGCGCGCGGGTGACGCGACCCCAAAAGGCCAAGATTGGCCGTGGCAGCTTGTCTCGGCTCACGGGAGGATCGCCTTCTTCATGCGCTCCAACAGCCACAGCACGCTCGGGCGGTGATGCTGTCCGCGGAACTCGACGGTCGACTCCCCGTCGTAGTTGCGGGCGATCACGAACCCGCGCAACTTCCCACTCTCCACCTCCCCGACGGCTTTCAGCAGCAGGTCGATCATCGCAGCCTTGTCGTCGGGCGCTGCCGGCTCCGGGGGCTTCTTAGCCAGCCGGAACGCCTCCAGGCTGACGATCTCGTTGTCGTCGCTCATACGGGTCCCTCGTCGAAAAGCGCGTCCACCGTCGGCCGCATGTCTACCACAACGGTCTCGGCGGGCTTGTTCCAGATGAGCAGCTCCCCCACCGGCCCGCGGCCCTGGCCATCGCTGTTGATGGGCCGCCCCACCTCCAGCTTGTCGACCTGCCAGCCCTTGAGGAGGCTTGAGCAGCAGTCCCTGGCCCACTCGGTGTCAGGCTGGCTGAGGATGACGCGAGCGCCACGCTCACCCTGTGTACGCAGGTCCTCGAACAGCTCAATGTCGTCGTCCGAGTGCCATCCCTCGGCGGTGTAGTCGACGAACCCCCCGGTGTAGGGTGGGTCGGCGTAGATCGCCCAGCCGCTGGCGTCGTCCTGCGGAATCCGCCCCAGGACGCTCATCCAGTGGGGCCAGACCTCAAACTGCGCGCCGACCAGCGCGGCTCGCACCCGGTCCAGGTGCTCGAAGTCCGGCTGGAAGCGGTAGAAGCTGCCGTCCTGCCGTCGGCCGATGGGGACGTTGAACTCGCCTTTGCTGTTGAAGCGGACAAGGCCGTTCATGCAGGTCTTGTTGAGGGTGAGGAGCAGCGCGCCTGCGTAGTCATAGGCTCCAGGCTGCACCCCGTTCGCCGCGTAGCAGTTCAAGGCCTCGCGATGGTCGTTGAAGGCGGCTTGTGGGTCTTCAAACGTCCGCTTGCTTGCTCGCTGAAGCAAATCGGCAAAGGCCACATTCCTCAGCCTCCCAGCCAGCGCCTCCCAGAACGCCCGCACCGGACCGCACGCCTCCCCGGCCACCAGCTGGACGAGCCGTCCCTCCCCGGCCAGCCGCACGCCGATGGAGCCGCCACCCCAGAACGGCTCGGCGTACTTGAAGCTGCCCGACGGGAGCCGCTTGTTGATCTCGGCGAACAGCTTGCGCTTGCCGCCGGGGTACTTGAGGGGAGAGGTGAGTGGCTGGGGCTTGGTCATGGCTCGCGGTGTACCCCGGCTGGCGAGCAGCCGGCAACCCGGAACGTGCGTTCAGCTGGCGAGCAAGAGGCGCAGCGCGCCCTGCCACGTCGAGGTGTCCACGCGCAGGCAGATCTCGGCGTCGTCGTCCCACACGAGCGCGAGGGAGAAGCCGGTGGCGTCGGTCGTCATCGCCAGAGATGGGTCGGCCGGCTTACCGCGGCCGATGGCTATCCCGGCAGCCATCGTCAAGGCATTGTGCGTGCCGATCTGGTGCGGGTAGGTCCACTTGATGATCTCGATGCTGGCGGCTGTCACGCGTCACCCAGGATCTTGTGGATTTCCACCAGGCGCGCCGTCTCGACGATGGGGAGGGTGAGCGCAGCTCGAACGCGAGCCAGCTTATCCTCCGCCTCGCTCGTGTAGGGTGACGGCTGCTTTGCCGGCAGCTTGAGCCCCTGCAAGCGGTCAAGCCAAACCTGCGCACCCTCGGCCCCGTATTTCGCGGAGTCGGCGAGAGCCTGCGCAAGCGCGCCTTCGAGAACGGACTGCGCTGCTTCCAGAGCTCGCTGCTCCGGCGTCCCGATGGCGTGCGCGATCTCCTCTTCGATGGCGTTTGCCGCCGCGTCAAGTTCCTTGCGCCGATCGCGCTCACCGTCGTTAGGTCCGCGCACTATCTCTGCGCGCAGCTTGGCAAGCTCGCCAGCGAGCGCTTGACACTTCATCGCTCGCACTGCGCGCGGTAGGTTGTCTAGATCTAGGTCGAACATGTTTAGCCTTTCTTCCAAAACCAAAACTTTTCTACGAAGTTGCAAACGCTGTCAGCTGTTATCGGTCCGCTGGACATAAGCATGTTACTTCCGTCGCGCATGCCGCCAACACCTTCAAAGCGTAGACGCTTTCCTCGGACAACAACTTTGATACTAGACCTTCCGTTTTTTTCGATAAAATCATCCTGATCTAGTTTTGCTCCATATTGAGCGAGCGCTTCATTCACGATAGCTGCAATTTCTGCGTTCATCCTTGCACGATCTTTCCTTCGCGCATCCACCGCGCGAACAACTTCGCCGGAACGTCTGAGTCCGTGTCAACGGTCGCAGGCTGACCATACAGGAACTTACCTTTGGCAAAGTCCTGCGCTCGCTTGATCTTGGTAAACCGCGCAGTGTGCGAGCAGTCGCCGGCCGGACCGCTACCGCGCGACTCGTCGAAGTAAACGACTGTGTGAACCGTTGCCATGTTGACTACTCCTTGTACTCTGTCCACTCAACAGGAAGGTAGTTAGCCGACGAGTCGCGGCTTGACAGGAAGTCCGCGAAGATCTGGTCTGACCACTCGTAACGGTATCCATCAAATACCGCTGTAGTCCGTTGAAAATGCTCGGCTACCTCATCTACTAACTGAGCCAGCGCCTTGCGGATAAAATCCGCTTGTTTTATTCTGTGAGCCATCACAGCGTCAAGGCGCTCGTTACCGTACGGCAGTACATCCACTTCCTTCGGAAGTACACGCGTACCTAGCGTACCGTACCACTTGCCGTTCACCGTGGTAACGCTGCTGTGCGTGCTGGCTAGGTCGCCAGGCTCTAGGACTTCCGCGACTACCGTAGGTGTACCTATGATGCGGTAGAAGTGGACTAGGCCGGTTTTACGTATGGCGGTCATGATGCTACTTCCAACCTTTAGCAGCCTGCGCACACAACCTAGTGACAGCTTGGTCAACCTTACCGTTTACGCTGTAACCGATCGGCGTGCGCCAACCTAGGCAAGTCTGGCGAAACACGCTCACAACTTCCTCACGCCGTTGCTTGCTTAAAGCCTTGAATTGCTCTAGTTTACTGAAGCGTGCCTCATGCTTGGCCATCGCTTCGCGGCGCACCTTAAGCGCTTCCTCGCTTGCGGCTTGCCGATAGCGCCAGGTACCGCTTATGATCTGTTCTACTTCTAGTGGTGTGAGCGACTTTGCCATGATGACCAAACAACATAGCAGACATCGTGCCAACACACGTCTTCACAAGCTCACCGACGGCTAGACAAAAGGTTCAACCATTTACGAACCGGCTAATCCTCAGTTTTCTGAGACTACTGAACGCAGTTTCAGTTACCTAACTTCCGAGTGTAAAAGTTGGCACGGTATTTGACCAGCGACGTGATTCTAGGAAACTGAGGTTGCGTATCAGAAAACTGTGGATCTGCGCAGGCTACACTAGATGAAGTCCTTGATCTTTGCGGACTTTAGGATCTGGCATGATGCGTGCTAGGTTGTTTGGACATCATGGCGAACAAGAAAACCAAGCTGGTCAAAGAAGATTCTTGGTCTAAGCGCGTGGCTGACGCCAAAAAGTCGCTTACCAAAGAAGAAAACGATTTTATCGTAGCGATGGTTAAGAAGTACAGCCAAGCTAATAAAAAGCGCTAGCTTAACCATGCTCACACCTAAAGAACAGAGAGCTCTAGTCCTCCGCATAGACCGCAAGCGAGCTAAGGCGCTGCGCCTAGTTCAGGATGCTGAGCGAGCGATGGCGGATGCGCGTGAGGACGTGATAACCGCTGGTTTTGGTCCGGAGATGAAGC